CTTTACCTTTATCGTTCTTAACGTAAACAAAGTATTTCTTTTTACCGCCTCGCTTGGGGGTATCCAACTCAACCTCTTTTCCTTTATATTTTGCTTCGGCAATAAAGGGATGGTCGAGTGGAACTTCTTCTCCTTCGTAAATACCAAACTCGCCAATGTCTGTTGAGAGCAAATGGCGATCAAAGGAGGTAAGATCAAGATCTTCTTTTAACGAACGGGCTGCGCGAAAAAGAGCGTAATAATTTTCTGTGTGAGGACGGAAAATGTTTTCCGAAATTGGAATGTTATTGTCCTTGTGAAATTGTAATGCCTGCTCTATTTCTTGGTTCATGATTTCTCACTTAATTGTAGTAAAATCACACATCATACGAGTCGGGTATCCATCTTTACCTTGGGTATCTCTAATGTTGATTTTAAATTTATATGAAGCTGATTTGAATTCTACATCAACGCGTTTACCTCGACCGGTTTTACCACCATAATAAACTGTAACGCCACCAGCGATCTTTGCTGCTTTCTTCATTGCAGATTGATTCATTTCTTTTGAAAGAATTCCCTTTGACATTTTGTGGATGATGTGATAGTTATAACCTATTCCTGATTGCAACAACTTTTCTATTTTGTTGGAATCCACCTTTGCTCTAGTATCAACACTACCCTTACTGGTACCATTAAATACTTCTGAAAATTTGACAGGGTCAATGCCAAAGATGCTAAGGAGATTTAAGCCGTCTTTATTAGTAATCTTACTGGATTTAATCTGATCTGGAGTTAGAATCCTTCTTACACCCACGTTGAAGAATGTAGTAGTTGTACCTAACTTAAGGCTGAGATAAATTTCGCGATTATCAGTAACTAGTGTAACATCTGTAACTGATTTACCAATATCGAATCCAGATCCTTTTGGGTTATCTAAAATAATGGTTGGACCAAACTTAAGAGGGCGTTTGGTGTTTTCACCACCAACAACATTAACATCTAGCTTACTTGAATCACTAAGCTTATATGTTTTATCAAGGTCTTTAATAGCGGCAAGCATACTTTTATTTTCAACTTCTTCGCCGTTCCACCATGTAGTTATGGCATTTGCAAACGCGCCTTCAAATATATTACCACGATTATTTACACCGCGATTACCGGATGATCCATTACCGAACTTGAGCTTAATTTTTTTAATACCAGCTCCAGAAACAATATCAGATATCTCGGTTTCCGATTGAAGTTCGCGTGTAACATTAACGTTATTCTGTTTCTTTTTATCAATATTGATAGGAGTATAAACGCTTGGATACTTTGTCCTAAGGAAAGTAAACAGCGCTTTAATTTCATTTTGGCTATCAGTAGAAAAATCCTTTAACTCAGTTTCTATTTCTTCGACCGATTTTGGAAAGAAAGAATAAGCTTCTGATAAAAATTCCTTAAATCTTTTCATAATACTATTTATACTTTATTGTTATTTTTATGCACCTTGAATTCTTCGTATAAAACCGTCTCCAGTCGGGTTGCTTCCTTTTCCCATGGCAGGGATTCATAAGCTGCACCGTGGTAATACTTTTTACCACACCAAGTATCAATCTTGTGACCGAATTTAAGTTCTCTACGGCAGAATTGTTTTACGTGAACAAATTCATGAGCCAAGGTTGTAAGAGTTTGCTTTTTAGAAAGGTCTGCGTCGACCAATATTTCAAAACAGTTTGGTTCATCAAGGTGCCAACACTCCCCGTATGTTCCGCTGTTCTTGATAAGATTCTTTCTTCTTTTAACAGCAATGTGAAGTATCCTTTTTCGAGGAATCAGCTTGTTAATGAAAAACTTAGACGCTTCACGAATATCGTCTCTCAGGTCTGGCTTGTCTTTGCAGCCATATATTCGTAAAGTTTTGTCTATCATTTTTACTATTAATTATTATAAACTATTTTATGATAAATGTAAATAATATAATCAAAAAGAAGGGTTTTAATCCTCCTTTTTCCACTTAATTACGCGTAAGTTTCAATCATTCGCCGGAGATCACCGTCTTTTACAGCAACCCCAGCAGAAAGAGCACCTGCAGCCATATTCAGTCCCCGGCTGAGTTTACGAAGGTTTGGTTCTTGCTTGCTCTTACCTTTACGAAGAAGATCCACAACCTTTTTCCTTTTTGTCAAATCAAGGGTCAGACCGTCTTCTAATTTAATCTTATCAACAATCTGATCCATAAAGTCATAAATCTCTGCTTCAGTTGGATCAATGTCAATGATGTATGCGCGTGTTCTTAGCGCACCGTCTGGATCCAGCTTTTGCATTTTAAGGTTGGTAATAAAAATGATCTTACCAGTAAACTCAAAATAACGAGGAATGAGATTTTGGTCAAGCATTTCTTCGTCCGTGATATCCTCTTCAGGATCAACAACGTTTTTACCCATTTTGTTCCAAACGAGCTTCCGAATCTTTTTGGTATCAGTTGCAGCCTTGAGAAGGTTTCTACTTTCCTGATCCTTAAAGGCATCGTCACTATCATCAAAAAGAATGATATCGTTCTTGTAACGAAAGAGTAGAGAATACATACCTGCAGCAGTTGTACTACCAGTGTTCTTAAAGTATCCTGATCCGTCTCGCAGACCCATGTCAGCAAGAACCTTTTCGGTTGTGTGTGTTTTACCAACACCACCTCGACCAGCAATAAAGATTGCATTGGCTGCGCCGTTAACAGTTAGTTTGAGAAGGTTTTCTAAATCTTCAAGTTGCTTCTCAAAGCTGATGCGGTCACGATCTGCCATAAGAGCATCGGCGTTACTGTTATCAGCATATTTTTCACCAGCAGATCCACGCTTAACAGTTCCTTTTGTACAACCGATTGTAAGTAGAATATCATCTTTTGAATTCTTAACCTTAGCAAGGTCTGCAGGTTTACCTACAAACTTAAATGCGGTTCCTTTCTTTTGCATGAGCTTCGGATGTAAACCGACAATCGCATCAAAAACCTTAACCCCAGCACTTTTGTATGTTTTATAAACCATCCCCTTTGAAAAGCCAGAGTCGGTCATCATTTCAACAATGTCGTCAAACATTCCACCAACGTCGCCTATAGCAGCCTTGGCCTCGTTAAGATGAACAAACCTGAAGGATGGCTCCATGTGTTCATTAAGTGATACCCCATCGGGTAAAGTATAAACGGTTTTATTGGTTGGGCCGCCAGCATTAATAATGTTGGCAACAAGTGGAATGGTTTTTACTAGACCAGTTGTTTTCTCAAACTCGAGATAAAAAGGCTGCTTATTATTGAGCCAAATGTCAATAGAAGAAAGGCTTGATGCAGTAGGACCACTGGATTTCCAGTTGAATCGAATACTAATATTACCTTTGCCAGAAAACAATCGAATACCAGATCCACCACCTGATGAACCACCTGAAAATTTCTCTATGCCTGGAAGCTGGAAAAATGAATATCCAGTTTTACGTTTGAGATATTTTGCAATTAAGAAGGTGGCTTTATCAAGTGAACCTGTTGAAATATCTTCTTTAATGAAATCTTTAAAGTTGCTTGTGCTCATGGATAGTATTTATAGACATTACTATTTATATTTTTTATCCACTTAACACTTATTCCACCTTAAAATCACTAAAGTCTGAAGAACTTCGCCCGCTACTAAATGGCTTGTCTGGAACAGGGGCAACAGGACCAGAGCTTTGTATAATATTCGCAGTAGGATCAGCAATATCGTAAAGTCGCATTTTGGAACGATCAACTCCAACCGTAAATCTTTTATTTGCGGCAAGATCATTGTAACGATTCTTAAGCTGCTTAATCATAAGTTGACCCATGCCCTCAAGCTTTTCGTTAGAGATAAGAGCAATCATTAAGTCGGCTGTTGCCGGTAATCCAAAACTTTCAGAAGTATCGGTAAGCTCAACATCGCTGTTATTAAATCCTGTTCTTGTTACTTGTGTAGCACTCCAGATAGGAACATTGGTTTCTACTGCAAGGCCGCGAAGTTCTTCAGCAATAGCCTTAATAAGAGAGTAAGTATTAATTCCACCGCTAAGACCTTTGATACGGGATGATGCACAAATGTTTAGATAATCAATATAAACCACGTCAGGAACAAAATCCTTTTTCATTTTAAGCTCGGTAAGAAGAGCCCGAAAGTGTCCAACATGAGCACTAGCCGTGGGATATTCTTTTACTACAAGCTTACCTTTTGTCTTACTTGCAATAGCTTCAACCTTTGACGTAAAGCGATCATTGGTCATATCTTTTAACTGATCAATACGAACATCAAAAAGGTTTGCATCAATACGTTCGGCAATGCGTTCTTCCGCCATCTCCAGCGTGATATAAAGAACATTCTTACCTTGTGAAAGAGCTGCAGAAGCAAGGTGACACATGGCCAAACTTTTACCAACTCCAGTTCCAGCAAGAATAATATTCAGCGTTTTGTTTGGTACACCACCGTTGGTAATGGTATTCATCATGTCAAGATCAAATGCCATCTTATCTTCATGAGTATTGTAAAAGTCAAATCGAGCTTGAGCATTTTCAATATAATCATGACCGACATTGGTATCAAAAGTTACGCCCAGAGCTTTACTTAAGATATCTGGTATCGCACCTTCTACTTTATCTTCGCTCTTACCGTCAATAATATTAATAGCTTCCATAACCGCAAGATGAACCGCGCGGTCTTTACACCATTTTTCAGTTGTGCTAATCAGCCACGAATCATCTGCTTTAGCAGGAGACTCAAAAGAGTTAATAGTTTGCAGGATTTCATTCACATTAGAACGAGAAGAATAATCAGAGCTCTGCAACTCAATAGAAAGAACTTTAGAATTAGGGAGCTTGTTATACTTACCAACAAACTTTAATATCAGATCGTATACCGCTCTATCTGAACCTTCAAAATATTCAGGGCGAAGGTGTGGCATTGCCTTACGACAATAAGTTTCATTATGTACTAAATTATTTAATATGATGTCTTCAATTTTCTGGGTCATTCTGTCCAATCTTAAATTCGTTTTCTGTTATAATAGACTCAAGAACTTGTCCAACGTGCCGTTGGAAATCGGAGTTTGAGTCAAGCTCTTCTTTGGTGTATTCTTCGTTTCCTTCTTCAACTTCGTAAAGAAAACTTAACCGCCCTACCATCTCTCCGTTCACTTCTTCTTCGGTGAGGTTTACATTTCCGTATGCATAAACTACACCGCTGTATAATCCACTTGTCAGTTTTATTGAAAAGCGGGCGGCATGGCGATCACTGTTGATTAACCTATAATCAAATTCTTCTTTCATAAGAGATGAAGAGGCTGGGCGCCACCACAACACCCAGCCTCTTTTAAGGTTCTACTTTTCAGTTGAAGAGCTCTCACCTGCAGAACCAGATTCGGAGTCGACAGAATCGTCTCCTAGTAACGAACGGTGAGCAACTTTAAAATTATTTTCAATAGCTGATGCGAAGTCAGTCTTCTCAAAAAGGGTTTTCCAGAACTCGGCTTTAAGCGTATCTTTCATACGAACATTGCCAGTAAGTTCTTCTTTTGTCTCTGGATTAACGGCCATGTACCATCCGTTCTTCGGCTTGACAACATACCCTAAATCAATAGCAACTTCGGTGAATCCAGACCAGCGTTCGATTCCGCCTTCCCATGAAACAGAGATTGGGATCTTGCTTTTCTCTTTAACAAATCTGGACTTCTCAATGTTAACAACAAAGTCGTATCCAATAACCTCTGTTCCCTTCTTATCTTGACGCCGGCCGATAATCCAAACGTTATCAGCACTATACATAACACCAGTACCGCCACTAACAATCGCCTTTGGAAACAAGCCTATCTCTTGATAAGTATGGTTGATTGCAATCAAAGGGATGTCATTGATTGTAAGGAATGGAGTAACCATTCTAAACAGACCCTTAAGTGCCTTGGCTCTAGTCATGTCGGCCACCGACTTTTCATTCATGGCATCTTCAACTTCTTTCTTTGAAGCAATGTTACCAACCGAGTCAATGATTACAATAACCTTGTCTTTTCGTGTGATCTCTTTGAATTGGTTTACAATATCAAACTTAAGTTCTTCAATGTTTGTAATAGGACAGTGAAGGACTCGGCTCGTGTCAATGTCAAAGGATTCAAAGTATGCTTGAGGAGAACCAAACTCTGTATCGTAAAAGATCAGCGCTGCGTCTTTATGCTTTTTAAGATAAGCTCCAGCCATAAGAAGAGCGAAGCTTGTCTTAAAGTGTTTACTTGGCCCTGCCAGTACCGTAAGGCCGCTTGCAAGTCCGCCGTCAATGCTGCCGCTTAGCGCGACGTTAACCATTCCTACTGGTGTTGAAGTAAGATCCTTTTCAGAAAAGAATTTAGAATCAGAGAGAATATCCGCACCCGCAACACGAGTGGTTTTCATTAGTTTATCAAGTAATGCCATATGTTTTGTTGTATTTGTTCTTTTATATTATAAACTATATTCCTATGAATGTAAATTAAAAAATGCGTCTAATTCTAAAGTATTTGATACTTCACAACCGTCTGCAGTTTCAACATCTTGCTTTTTATTGTTTTGTCTTACAAGTGGAGTAGGAGCAAATTCAGTGTTGCCTTCCAAGTAAAGTAAAATACCTTTCATCATATCTTCAGCAGTTGTAGCAGGAACGTTCTGACAAATATGATTTACTTTAGAACGAAAGTTTTCACCGACCAAATTAAAATCTTCAGGCATCTTCATAATACGAAGGCAATCACGAATACTAATCCAGTTATCAGTATAAGGATTTAACAACGCTTGAGGCATTGCTCCAATTAAAGATGGTATTTCATTTCCCCGAGGAATGGTAATACCGTGAGCCCAATACCCTTTCCCTTGATCGAGTTTTACTTGCATGGCGCGAGCCCTTCCTCCAACCTTATCATGGCCGTTTGCTTCCATCCAATCAGCTACATCTAGCAAGCTTTTATCATATCCTCCATCCGAGTGAACAATAAGATTCTGGGTTTTGGTAAACGTCTGTTGAAGTTCAGCAATTGTTTTTGTTCCCGTAGCAGCAAGTTGATATTGAAGCCATGAATTGTCGTAAGGGGAATTTTGATTTGCGGTGATATTCATTGGGTCATCCTTAATTGGATCTTGACTAAGAATATCCTCAATGCTTTCCTGAGGCTTGCGATACCATGGAAAGATTGGTGCTGTTTTAGAATCGGTAAAGAAGTAAAACGTGCGAGGGCGCTTTTGCGATAAACCGTGTAAACGACTTTCGGTATAATACAAGTTAAGGCTGTAGCCATGTTCTTTACCAATCTCGGCCAACTTATCAGCAACAGGAGCTCCTTTTTTTGTGAATAAGCGAGGCGCATTCTCACCCCAGAATACTCGAGGCTTGACCTTTCCAAGAACGTAGTTTGCTGTTAAGTACATCCAGTCGTTCGCCCCAGCATCAACACTGCTGTTTACATTTAAGCTTGAAAGACCAGCACAAGGGCAAACTGTATTAACAACGTCAACCTTTTCAGGAACATAATCTTCTTTACCTTCTTCATCTAAATAGGTATACTCGCCAGTGTATCCTTTACCTCGAATGTAATCAACAAAGTGTTCATCATTTGCGGTAAAAGGTTTATAGGACAGAACCCATTCAGGCAGTTGACCATCCAGCGCATTCATTACACCAATGCTTTCTCCACCAATTAAAGGAACTATAGTTCCGTATGTAGTTTTACTTTTCATAGTTATCTGATTTAATTATTCAACTGATTTTTAACAATTCTTAACATTCTCCACTGTCTTTCAGGATCATCGTAATGCAAAGGAATGCACGTTGCAAGTAAAAGAATGCCGCCGTTTAGAATTAATTCAACGGGCAACTTATACTCACAAAGCTTTTCAATAAACACCTTCTTTACAGTTTCGTTTTGAGAGGTGTTGGAAACAATAGCACTGTATCCATAGTAAACATCATGGGCGAGCTTACACCAGTCATAAAGGCTATCTCCAATGCAACCAATTTCTCCGCCGTAATTACCTCTTGGATCAATGAATTTAAACTGATTTGTGTAATGATTGTAAAGTATATTACCAAAATGAAAATCACCATGATGAACCGCTACACCAGTAACGCTATCCTGAATGGTAGATGCTATATTCATTAGTGTGGTTACTTCTTTAGGTTTAAGCGCCACATCAGCAAGACGGTCTTCAGCCTTTTTAATCCAAATGTTTTTAGAAAGATTTTGAAAGCGATCAGTTGTATCTTTATCTTCAGAAATAGGAGAGGAAAAGTAATTAAACTTAATCCTAAACAACTTGTCCATAATAAAAGACCAGTTGGCTTCTGAAAGATTTTCATATTGCATGAGATCTGAAAGCAGTGAACCAGATTCATATGACATGATTAAATCCGTTTTATGCGGAAGGATTCTAGGAACAAACATGCTTTGCTCTGGCGTGATTGAGTTGTACCACAACCGCTCAGCATTTAAAGTTTCTACACTATGATTGGATTTATAATCAGGAGTCTTGGTAACGGTACCTAGATCATCGTTAAACGCAATGTTATTAAACGCACGACTTTTAAGTTTAAGAAGCTTAGCACAAGTTTCGTGATAAACACTTAGAGTACCAATGTCATACCACTCAGAAGTTTGATGATTTGCAAATACAAAATCGTTACTAAGTTTTTCGTATCCTTTAAGAGCGTTAGAGATATCATAGTCATCCGACTCGTCAAATGCTTGAGCGGCCAATTTACCATTCTTAAAGGAATACAAACCAACCAACGCCATTGCCTTTTCAATGTTTTTCTCAGGCTTATCAAAATAATCACTACCGTTCCACATGCACCAAGAAGAATGGTTATCAACCTGTTTGCATAGCAGAAAGTCTGAACCAAGAGGCATGTTTTCGGTTAAGATGATTGCATCACCCAGCCATACAACTGTGGGTCGGGAAACTTCAATTTCACCAAAGCCAAGAGCAATGGCAGGGCGGGGACCGTTAAGAGTCTTTTGCTTTACGAACTTAATGTCTGGATATTTCTTAGAGCAATACTCGCGAACATCATCAAACTTACCGTCAACAATAACAACCTCTTGGATATCTGCGTGCTTTCTTGCATGCTCTATAATGTAATCAAGGCAGGGTTTACCGTTAACCCTTACCATGATTTTAGACATGTTGTTTGAAAGTGGCTTTAAGCGAGTTGCCTCCCCCGCCGCAGGGATAATAAGATTAATCTTCTTCATTGTAATTCCAATCTTTAAATTGGTCAAGCGTCATTGACTTATCATCAACATAATATGTACTAGCATAAGGTTTACCAAAATGAATTTCATTATAAGGAACGTCATGACGAGATAACCAAGAAGTAGTTATAATGCCAATATCTGCGATGATCTTTTCAACATCTCCGTTATGCGTTAGCATTCTTCTAGCAGAAGAAAGAGTAATGTACCAACCATCATCAGCCATCTGCTGCATCTTTTCAATAAGAGGAAGGTTGGGTTTGGCTAACCCATACTTTTCATAGCTATCTTTTTTAGAATGATCAGGAAAACAGATTGTGTCGTCAATATCAAAAACGATTGATTTTTCTTTCATTATATTACTTGATTGCAATTTCTTTAAGGCCTTTAAGCAGAGTTGTATTCATGTATGTACCGTCATAGTACTCATCTTTAAGAGCTTTATCAATAGCGTCCTTTAATTGATTGTATGCATCTGGGTTTTCTTCAAGAAACTCAATCTTATCAAAAAGATCTTTTGAATCTGTTACACGAAGAAAGGCAGGAACATTTAAGTGCTTTTGCTCATCGTAAGTTGGATGCAAGAATGGGATTATTCCATAATGGGCCATCTCCCAAAACTTAGCTGTAACCCATCCCTTTTTTATCGGAATACAAAAGGTATACTTAACTCGAGGAAGCATACTTTGCAATTCATTAAACTTCTTAGGTCCTTTAAATCTGTTATCGTCTCCAATGGTATCGGGATTCCATTTGCCATAGATATCAACATCCTTTACGTGGTCAAGTATATACTTTTTTAAATCAGGATAACGGGACTTTGGTAATCCTTCATTACACACAACCATAAAGTTAATATCCTTTACGTTATCTTCTACCTCTTCAGGCGCATCAGAGAAAAACGAATCAAGAGAACCTTCCTGTTGCACTATAGCTTCCCCGCGCCTTTTACCAATAAGGAATATTGTTTCCATTGCTTTATACTCTTGGGGAATCTTTGTTGTGATGTCCTTTACCGAGTCGTATTCTTCTGGAGCGGTGTGTTCACAAATCTGATTGTATTGCGAATAAATCTTTTTAGGCGGATTCATCAAGTCACGCATCTTCCCAGGGTAAAGACGAGGATCATTTAAAACCATAATCCACGGAAGGTCTTTATAGGTATTTAAATAGTGAATGACTGGACCTGCATACAACTTCTGAGCATCAAGAGGAGTCGCAAGCTGAGATCGATTCTTTCTCTGCCTAGCCCATCCTGTAACATTAGAAGTTGCGACCAACCCCTGCAACATGATAGCAGCATCAACTTTTAAGTCAGGGTTGGTAAGAATAAATTCCTCCATAAATGCTTGGTTACCGTCAGGGCGAACCACGCCATCCCTTGCCATAAAAACGTCCGTCTTCCATTTCCCGAGTCCAGTCCATACGTCAATAAAGTTACGATGTTCGTTTATGCGTTCTTTATCTGCAAGAGGCAATCGAGAATAATCACTTTGACCCAGCATAATAAAAGTGTGCTGAGGATTATTACGAATAAGGTTTTCATACAAGATTGGAGCTTCATTATCTCCACCTACTGCTCCCCAGCTTTCGCTGTTAAACAATACTGACCTTCCAATTTTTCCGATACCAATTTTCATTGATCTATATATGTGGTTTTAACACCAGCTTCAAGGAAGAACCTTTCGGCCAATGAACACGACTCATTCCAACGGTTATCCTTTGTTTCATTGCTCATCACCACCCCTTTAATTCCAACTTGAATAATGGCCTTGGCGCATTCGTGGCAAATAGGTAATCCGTAAACATAGATAGTTGATCCATAAAGTGAAACACCGGTACGAGATGCGTTGTAAATAGCATTCATCTCTGCGTGTGAAATCCTTTTGTATTTCATTTCACGGTCAGCATAAAGCTCATCCAAGTCGCTGAGTCCGCGTGGGAATCCGTTGTATCCTTGTGCAAGAACCTGACCGCTTTCTCCAACAATAACAGCACCGCATTGTGTTGAAGGATCTTTCGACCAAGAAGCAATTTCTTTAGCTAAAGATATGTACCTAGCATTCCAATCTGTAAACATAAACTTAGTCCTCTGTATCTGAAGGCTTGACGCGATTTAAAAAGTCACGGTCTGGGCACTGGCCATCAACACTACCTCGGATAAAAGATACCGCAAAGCTTGCATAATTAATCATGTCTTTAAATGAATCTTCAACCGACTCAAAGTTTGGCTCGTAAGTAGGATCGAGTTCCATTGCTTCAACAACGCTTTGAGCACGCAGCACTTTGGCGTAAATGATTTCAAGGATTGTCTTTACTCCGCTTGGGTAGTAATCGGATTGACGAATTCTTGACTTGGGATTTTGATAGTCGTTTGACTTTTTGAGTTGGAGCTCAGCGCATTCTTTTAAAACGCGAAGGCTTTCTTTATCGTTATTCATATTCTATTATACACTATATCAGGGTGAATGTAAATACTTATTTTACGAACTTGAAGTGGCGTTCGTATACGTGAAGTGAACCAACTTGCCAAGTAATATCGCCTACGCTGTAATCAGCAGTGGCAAGACGGTTAATATCGGCAACAAGATTTTGCAGAACGTGTAGCTGCCAAGCATAGTCATTACGATAACCAAAGATAACATCATTGCTTCGCATTTGAACAACTGCGTTTACTTGGTTTCCTCGAATAAGATATTGAACTGCGTTGGTGCAGATAAAATCAGACATGCCGTCAACCGAAAAGTCTTCGTGCATTGTCGGCCGTTGGTAAATCATTACCGCTCGGCGTGTTTGTCGATCAACAAGCAGTTGTGTTAAAACGCTTTGGTATTGATTGAAGTTTTCATCGCTGCTGATTAGATATCCGTAGTTGGAGTTGATCATACCACTATCAGATGAAATGCTTTTCCAGATGGCTGGAGTTTCACCAGGGATATCTTTAACGTTTAAGCTTTGGCTTTCATACCAAGCAATTTCACGAGAGATGTATTCTTCATTAGGTGTGCCGAAGATTGCAGGAGCATCAGCAAGAAAGCTCGCACCAACAAGGTCAAGTGTTTTGACGCCGGTTTTATCTTCTACGTATTCTTCATTCTCAAGTGCAGAAATGAAGTAAGAACGTATGTCTTTTATTGTTTGCATAAATCTATTATATCAAAAATGCGATAAAATGTAAATACAATTATTCGCAACAAAGCTCGTGTAAAAGCCAACTTAAGGATCGCCTTACGTCCTCAATAGCGTATCCTTCTTCAATCAAGTTCATGATTTGTCTGTCTATCTGACTTAAACAAATTTCCCAGTGCTCTAATTCTCTATCGCCTTCGTTCATATTATTTTGTTATGGCCATCCAAAGGCCTACATTGCTAAGTGCATACGCGGCATAGGTAATGCCCATTGGTACGTTGTGTCTCCAAAACTGATCCACACTAACAATGGTGTAGATTGTTCCAGTTATTACAATAAGCCAACCGCTGTTAATCATCTGATAGGATCAAGTCTTTCGAGTTGGACATCGTGTTCTCCTCCAATGCGGTCAATGCAAAAGTAATAACCGGTGTCAGGATCAATCTCCTCAACAATGGCCCATGCGATTCCGTCAATAAGAACTTCTGAACCGCGTTCGATTTCTTCTTTATTTTTCATAATGCAAATTCTATTTAAGAGATCTGAGAATCCAGTCAACCGATGTATCCAACTCATCAGCTTCGCGAAGTGTTTTAACCTCTTCCCATGCGTGGGTTGTGTGATTGAGTACTCGTTCCTTAACCATGCCGCCTTGGATAAAGAGATCATCGCTCCAGCCGAACTCCTTGCAGAGATATTCCAAAGCGATTTGTTTTTCATCTTCAGGTGAGATGGTGATGCTGACTTGTCCTGTTACTGTTTTCATAGGGTAGTGAATTTGTGGTTGGGGGTTTTTACATTGACCAGTAGGTCTCGGAAGCGGGGCTGGAGCAAGACGGGGTGTTTGCCGCCTCGAGGTATTTTTTGCCGGTCATGATGTTGGTACGCTCGATCATTTTGACCTCACCGTTTTCATAGTGAGGACAAATACCGTTGACGTATTCTTCGACGGAGCAAACAGCTGCGATGTCGTGTTCGTAGCCGGAAAGCTCGTTGAAGCGATTGGCGCAACGTGTTGCTGGACCTTTGGACTGGTAAAAGGCTTGGTCCAAACTTCCTGGGCTCTTGCGGACTGCGTGTCCGGTTGAAATGAGGTAAACGACGTGTGTTGTTTTTTGTGGTATCATAATATAAAGAAAAGTCAAAGTGAAGAATTGGGGGGTTGGATTAAAGCTTGTTCTGTGCGAAGAGCTCGTCTGCTGTTGGCAGAGTGTCAGCATATTGCTGAAGATCGTAAATGATATCGTCAAGGATTTCACGATAGTGCTGATGGGTATCCCATTCACAGTTATTAGCGACCGTGGTAACAATCATGTCCTTGATTGTCTGATGAAGGTTTGGGTCCTCCATGGCCTTGGCTTTGGCCTGTTGAATATGGGATTTCGCGACTCCGGTGAGGATTATTCGTGGTGTTGTGGTAGTATTGCTCATGAGTATATTCTACCACATTTCCGCAAAAATGTAAATACTAAAATGCTAAAAAAATGCACTTTTTTCCTATTTTGCTGAAAATGATACAAATATTGCACCTTTTGGCTATTTTACGGTATGGCCGTAAGGAAGATTTTCTGGCAGGGGAAATAGGGAATCCATGGCCGAAAACAGATCAGAGAATTTGTCCTCAAAAACATCACCAATGAGCAAATCGGTTAGGGTGCCTTTCAGCTCGCCATTTGCCTTTATCAAATCAGCGAAGTTAAAGGTAGGATGGTAAAAGGCATAAACGATTTTTCTCATTCGTTCAATGGCATCGCATAACGACTTTCCATATTCAGTAAAGCATTCAGCTTCTGACTTTGGCGTGGTAAGATAGGCGTGAATTGAATCGGCGGCGAGTTCAGCTGATTTAAGAGCAAGAAAAACTCCTGATGAAAAGACAGGATCGAGAAAGGCAAAGGCATCTCCCACAAGAACTATGCCAGGTGTTGAGCAATGGGTAGCACGATAACTGTAATCCCCGGTGGCCCATGTTTGACCAACCTGTTCTGCTGTGGCAAGTGAGTCCTTTACCCATAAGTTGTTTTCAATCTCTCGTTCAAGGATCTTCTTGGGATCTTGTGTATCAGAAAAAAGATAATCCCGCTCAGCAACAATGCCCACCGAAACACGGTCGCCTTGTTGAGGAATATGCCAGAACCAACCTTTATTGGGTAGTGCAGCAATGGTCGTTGAACCTTCGTCAATACCACAGTTTCTTTTACCGCCTTTGTAATAAGTCCAAATGGCTACCTTGTTTAGGTTTGGATCGCGCTGTCTCCATTTTGACTTACCCGAATAAAAACAGTCACGACCCGATGCATCAACTATTTGTTTACAATGGAAAGAGCGTAAAGTGCCTTTGTGTTTGGCAACAAGTCCTGTGATCCTCGCTCGATCTTCATCGTAAGTGGTAGAAAGAACTTTGGTTTCGTCCGCAAACGTGGCTCCGTTACTCACTGCCTTTTCAATCAGCATTTGATCAAAGTCGGCTCTCTCAACTTGCCATGTAATTGAAGAAGGATGGTCTTTATGTTCAAAGAAGTAAAACGGACTGCTTACCTTTCCTTCTTCAGACGCAAACTGAACACTGTGCTTTTTCTGAAAACCAATTTCATCCATTCGGGAAACCAGTCCAAGTCGGTCAAGTGTGTACCAACAAAAAGGCATCAGGCTTTCGCCAACGTGATACCTTGGAAACTTTTCCTTTTCCAATACAAGAACACTATGTCCTTGTTCGGCAAGCAGCGCTGCAGTGGTACTTCCAGCAGGGCCGCCACCAATTACAATAACATCCCATGTATCTTTAATCATTAAAGCAAAAACTTTCCAATAATGCCAACCGCGGTCATTGCTCCGTTGGTGAAGATGATTGGCTTGTCCTTCATTCTAATACCTGCGGCAAGCCAAATAAGACCGCCAAGGATTTGAAGATACCAACCTGTAGAAACACCTGCACTGAATAAGCCAAAGCCACAAATAAGAATGGCTGTTGCCGCCCATTTCAAAACACTGGTCATTAGATTTACTTGATAATACCAACAGCTTTCAGCTTACCTTTACCCCAGTCTTGTCCCAGCCTTTTAATATCTGCAGGGGTAAGGTCTTCAACGATATATGTTTTACGTCCAAGTTTTACTTCTGTTTTTGCGGGTGTTTCTTCAACAGGTTCTTCTTCGATAATAATATCTTGCTCGCCGCCCAGCGGTGCTTCATCTTCATCACTCGTGAATTGAGGAGCAACTGGTTGTTGGTTTATAAGGGCATCTTGGCCGCTGTTCCATCCAAAGATTCTTTTAAGTAGTCTCATAGCTTTTATTTATCATGTGTTTTGTAATGCCCATTCAATTGCGCGGGAAGCTTCTTTTTTAAATGGTCGGTTCTTATACCATTCTCCAGTTTCATTATCAATCTCTTTTGATAAAGATTCGATTTGTTGAGGAGTAATTGGGTAACCTTTTTTAATTGCGCTTACAGCAATAGAGCTCATGATAGCATACATCTTAGCATACCAACCTGTTTCTGAAATGCACCTGTATTCACTTACAAGCGTTTGATTAACAAAAGGACAGTCGTGATAAGAAGACCATTGATAACTTGTATTGTTAAGTTGATCTCTTTTATACGCCATTAGCTTTTCTTGCATTTCAGCACTTAGCTTGGACTTAAATGAAGAAGAATTGGGCTCTGCAAAAGGATGCTTTTTCAAGAGATCCTCGCAGTTAAGGAATGGCGCATCACGATGAAACTCAATGAACTGATAAGAATTAGGATACTGCGCGGGTACGTAATACATGCGTGAAAGATCCTTTGTTTGCGGATCACCTAGTTCGTTGTATTCTTTATTAAGAGCAAACCAAAAGTGCTTTATCTTATCAGCAGCAATGGGCTTGTCGCATGGAATAACAATACGAAACTTTGGATTCTCTTTTGTGCTGCTTGCCGATGAATAACAAATATGACGAATACCTTTAAAACTTTCCAGTGCTTCTTCAAAGGTACATTCATAATCATCAATGTCAAGAGCAGCCCATCCGCCCCAGCCCAATACATTTACATTACGCCGCTTTTCACCAGGCTTATATACAGCTGGGCTAATAAGAGGAGAGCTTTTTCCGCGCTCACCTTTCTTAGGCTTATACCCAGGCTGCTGACTCAACCCTTGCAGGAGAGACTCAAATTCTTCCCACGTCTTGAACGCCATTCTACGATGTGTAGAATTGTCAAAGATTGAGTTGAATATTGTAAGAGAGTATTCCATTCTTATACGCCAGTAAGCGTACCGTGGTTACCTTCATGGCTAGGGTTTTCCCATTCTTCTGGCTTCACGAGATCTGGGAGCCCAAGAGGATTGGGCCGTTCTTCTTTGATACCAACTTCTTTTGACATGTTTGCCTTATGAACTGCATCCCATGCTTTATAAGCGTCAACGCCAAAGGCATCAAGGGTTCCGATTGCGACAACGCACAAGTCAATCAACCCATCCACTACTTCTTCTGCATCAACATCATAAACCGCAGCGGACTTTGTTTCATCAAGTTCTTCATCAAGAAACCTTAACCTGAACTCAAGAAACTCTCTTAGCTTCTTTTTATCAAAGTCTTTAATAGCTTCGTGTACACCGAACTTACGGTGCATATCATTTATGTCTTTTACCCAGTCTTTACTCATAGTTGTTATATAGATTTAATTATCCAAAAAATTGTTCAAGGTCGGCCACAGGTTCTGCGTGCCAGCCAATTGCGTCGAGAATCATCTTAATAGGATCAACAAACGTTTTATTAAACTGCAGATCATAATCAATGTAACGATCAAGTTCAAGCTCAGTTGGAAGGTGATCGGGAAATGATATCACGTTCTGCTGAATAGGGTTCGGCTTTTTGAGATATATAAACTTAATCTTATCCCCACTTTGAATAAGTGGAAACTGTTTGTTTAAGCCGCGATCTTTAATAGCTTTGTTATACAGTAACGAACCTCGAACATGAATAGGAGTACCCTTTTCAAAAATTGTACTGGCGTTGGCCCATTTGCGAATAGCATTAACTCCACGAGGAAAGGCAACCTTATCAGCAGACAGTACACTAAAATGCGATTTGAAAAGTTGAATTGCTTCTTGTGTTTTACCTTCATCACCAGTCATGATTATCTTGAACATTGCGTTCATGGCTTCACGACAGACTTGAGGAGTTGAACTTTTGATAGCTTCAATACCCATGATCTTGATCTTAGGTTCTGCATACTGAACACCTTCATTGTTATGAACGTTAAGAATGTATCGTTTCTTTGCAGTCCAGATTCCACGATCAGCAATGGCCTCTCGCTTCATTACCATACGGTTGCAATATGCAGATGAATCTTCAGCGAATTTATCAAAGGCTTCTGCCAACATTGGCTCGATAGCTTTACTGCCAAACTCGTCAAGAAAGGCAACAGGATCTTTTGGCTTGAACTTGTCAATCACATCTTTCACGCCAATGTATAAAGAGTCGGTATCAATCGCAATAACCCTATCCTTCTTTTCTTTAAGAAAGTCATCGAGAAAGTCGTTAACTTTTTCTTCAGCATACTTGATAACAGCTTGGCCGGTAAGAGTGATTCCAGACGCAATGCGAAGATCAAAGTAGCGAAAGTACTTGTTACCACACGCACCGTATAATGAGTTAAGAAGAATCTTTACCGCCGTTTGAGAAGTATCAAGTCTTGCCACATCACTTTCTGCCGCCTTTCTTGCCGCTCGATCCGACTTGGAAACTTTCTCCAGGCTGCGTTTTGCGGCAATCATTTCATCTTTAATGTCGACCCTTTTATCGTAAAGCTCTTCAACAATCGCTGGGATGATACCCTTTTTAGCTGTACTAAATACTGCACCATTTGATGCCTTTGCACCAATAGGATCTTTCATCTGCAGCAGTGTTTCGGGCGACATGTTATATTGAACAATAAGATTGGGATACAAGGAGTTAAGGTCAAACGACATAACCCAGTCATGCATACCAACGTGAGGTTCCTTTACAAAACCGCCAGGGAATGTTTCGGAATAGTTTTCTTTACTTGGAGTTACGGCAATCTTTTTCTTTGCCAACCGCCGAAAGATAATGCTGTCCCATATCGCAGTGGTGCCAAGCGTGTCGGTGTAATTCACTCCACCTAGATAAGCCATGGTTAAAACCAATGTGATAAGACCTAGCTTTTCTTCCATGCGATCTACCAGCTCAACGTCCTTGATATTATAATCAACAAACATTTGATAGTCGGCATCATAAAGATCTCGGAGTGTACCAATCTCTGAGTAGTCAAGTTTCTTCTCGCCAAGAACCACACTCGCAATATGATTAAGTGAATAAGACTCTTGGTTACCATAAGTGTAAGCAAACTTTTTAAAGAGTTCCATATAGTCCAGTGACTGAACTCCGCTTATATCAAAAGTAACCTGTGTCTTACCCATGATAGTAATCTCTCGGCGATCAATCTTACCCCAAGGAGAAAAGCTTTTAGCAATATCCTCGCCAAGTAAAACGGCAGAGCGAGAAACAAGATAAGGAATATCAAAGAACCTTGTATTCCAACCAGTGATAACATCTGGAGTGTATTCAGGTTGGGACCAATGATCAATAAAGTCGTGAAGCATCTCAGCCTCAGATTCAAACTGGCGATATTCGATTTGCAAGTGAGTTAGTTTGGAGGCGGCAACATCATAAGGCTTTATACCCCATACACGATACCGATCTTCACGACTTGACTTGTAAGCGATTGTGAGGATCTCGTTTGTAGGATTATCAACCTCGGGAAAACCATCGCCGTAACTTGTCTCAATGTCAAGAGAGGCAACGTCAATGTTTGCGCGAGAGTAATTTATCTCATCGGGAAACTGACTTTGAATAAAGGCAGGAATGTGGCGAGTGTTGCCATAAAGCTTAAAGTCGGCTACCCCGTCGTAAGTCTTTTCAAACTGACGTACTTCAGACATTGACTCGAACCGCATGGGCTCAACTGGAGTACCATCAAGGGCCTTCCATTCCGTGACATCGTTTTTGGACTGAAGGAAAAGCTGGGGGCGATACCTAATCTTGTGTCTTACTTTATTTCCCTGATCGTCATAACCTCGGTAAAGCAGTTGATTACCAAAGCGGTCGACACAAGTATAAAAACCTTCTATTGTAAGCATAATATAATTATATCAAAATTCTAGGAAAAAGTAAATCCTAAAATGTATATAAACTAAAAATTATTGGTTCGCTTCTACTGCAAACCGTTTGGCTCTTTTTGCCAAGTATACTATAAAGCCGAAGAACGACATTAAAACTCCCGTTAAAACAAGTAAGAGTAGAAAGATAGCAGCATTGGATGCAATCAGCTCTTGACCTTCTGCCCCACTCAAGCACATAGGACACGCTAAAAATACTTTGCTGGAAATAACCATTTGCTGTAAACAAAAGCCCGTCAGGGGTTGCCCAACGGGCTTTATTATGTTTGTCTATTCGGACAGAAATTCTTTTTCTGTTTTACCGTTAATTGTAAATACCTTTGGTTGAAGTTCTTCAGGTATTTCTCTTTCAAGTTTGATCGAAAGGACTCCATTTGCCAGTATCACACCTTTGATTTGGACGTGCTCGGCAAGGTCAAATACCTTATCAAACTTTCTTGTTCCGATACCTTTATGCAGGTACTGAACGTCTTGACTTGAAGATTCTTCACCTTCAATTTTAAGCTGACTTTTTTCGAGAGTAACCTTTAGGTCTTCCTCTTTAAAGCCTGCTACTGCGATCGCGATTTCAAATGCGTTATCCGAATGTTTAATAACATTATGCGGAGGATACGTTTGGTTGGTTTGCGATGATTCAATTCGATCAAAGAACTGATCGAACCCTACTGTCCACGAACGTGGGATACTATATGCTGTCATGTTTTTCTCCTTGTATTAAGCGAGTTTATGTTGGTCGGAACCCCGAAGGCATTCCTATTGACTGACCTTCTTGGCCAATCAAAATTGTGTTACGCGTTAAGCGTAAAATCCAGTCTTTGTGAAGAGTACGTCGTTTGATCCGTTATCTCCGTCAAGATCATCGGTTGCGTATATCTCTTCATCGTAATCTTTACGAACCAAAACACTTTTATTACCTTGTATAGCAAATACAAAATCCACAGAAGAATCATATCCTGAAGAACCGTTAGGTTGAATATGAATGTACCTTACTTGGGACTGGGTATTTTGAACAAGTACCTGCTGGGCTTCTTCGAGCGTTGTAGCAGATGATTGTCCTTCAGCAAAGGTAATTAAACCAAGCGGCTGAATCTTCATTTGCGTTATGCGTAAAAACCAGTTTTTGTGAAGAGCACGTCAGTTGCTGCACCTGTTCCAGAGGAAGCGGTTGAAGCAAAGATTTCATCATCGTAATCTTTACGAACCAAAACACTTTGATTTGGCTGCAAGTAAAATGATGCAATACGAGTTCCCGTACTACCTTGTTCAACATGAATGTAACGCCCACTTGAAGATGTGTTTTGAACAAGCACTTGTTGCGAGTCGTCAACAGTGGAAGCATTTGCTGTGAGAGATGCAGCGGCGGCGATATTTAATGGATTAACTTTCATAAGTAAAGTACTATTGTTATTCTATTTATATTTATAGACTATTTATACTGTTTCTTAACATTACCAATTGTATATTTTTCTTTAAGTACCCAATTAGACTTTTCTTTAAACGAAATAATCTTAATCTTTTTCAGATCAGTTGTTTCGGTTATCTGGTCGCGTTGGGCCAAGCGAATCAGTCCCCAGTCGGAAAGTAAAATTGAAATAGTATTCCTTCGTCTAAGATCATCAAGAGTAAAGTCAGCAGGCTTTCCATCAAGCATAAACAATTCTTTGAAGTGAAGAATAAAGTAACGTCCTTGCTTGTGTAGAATATGACAGCTTTGGAAAAGAGTGTTGCCATCTCGATTTGAAGCAACCCCAATTCTGGAAAGTGTTTCCTTCACCTTTAAAAAATCGTCAGGTTCATTCAAATGGACTTCGAGCATATTCTCGGGTGTCCATTCAACATAATCATTTTGAAAATTATCATTCATAATCTTATTTATATTCTTATTAGCGGCCTCCTTTATCCCTTAGCTTATGCAGCTCGGTTAATGCGGATTGGGTAAACAACGGAAGTACTTCTCTTGCCTTTTCAGAGCTATACCCATAGTGTTCTTTAATAACTTCAATATCTTTATCATCAGGCACAGCTTTAAACCACTTACTAAACCGTCGGCGGGGACGAATAGTATTTCGCAAAAAGTCATACTGCATACGGGCTGGTAAGCTTGCGTATTGATTCATCTCATTGGCAAACAAAACAGTATCCTGAAAGTAAGACATGGCTCGGTTAATCATAAATGGAACATAAGCCTTTTCAGGTGAGTCAACCGCTACCGCTTCATCACTATATGCGGTTGCATCTTCTAAAATGTCTTTTGAGTTAGGTCCACTATTGATGTTTGTTACCACATCAAAGAAAGAAAGCTTCTTTTCTTTTTTAGCCATCTTACTTCTTCCAAGCTACGTTAGCCATAAGTTCGGTAAGGCAAGCAACCATGTTTAACTCTCTGTCAGCTACAAATGCCGACTTATATTGATAATCCGCAAGAATAAGAACGGCAGAAGGAACACCAGTTGCATCAGCGTGATCATTCAAGACATCATATATCTTTCGGAAAATAGCAGAAGTATCCAATGCTGCGTTGTTTGCTACCCACGATCGCATACTCTTAAAGTCCTTTGACTTGAGATGCGTAATTACCTCGGCAACACTTTCATCGCTGTTACCAATAAGAATGGCTGCTGGGATCTCTCCAGTGCTGCTGTATCTCTGACACTCGCCAATAACCCTACGCCAATCTGGCGCATGGCGAATAATAAGTTCGGCAATAACCTTTTCGTTATAAGTGATACCTTCCTTGTCAAGAATATCCTTGAGCCGACCCATGAACTTACTTGCAAGTCCGGCAAGTTGTTTCTTGTTTGTATTAAACTCAACAACTGCGCACCTGCTATGAAGAGGTTCAATAAGGCGATTCTTAAAGTTGCACGTAAGAATAAACCGACAGTTATTACTAAACTCTTCAATGAATCCGCGAAGCGCGGGCTGTGTACTTTGTGCGTTTAAGTAATCGGCCTCGTCAAGAATGATAACTTTAATTCCGCCAGTTAGACTTACAGTACTAGCAAACTGTTTAATCTTATTTCTAAGAACGTCGATTCCGCTTTCTTCCGATCCGTTGATCAGCATCCAGTCCAAACCCAGTTCATTACACAATGCTTTGGCAATGGTTGTCTTACCTGTGCCGGCGGTTCCAGCGAGAAGCATGTTGTGCAGCTCACCGCTTTTTACGATTGCATTAAAGGTGTCTTTAAGATCCTTGTCAAGAATGCATTCATTAATAGTTTGGGGTCTATATTTTTCGACCCACAGGAATTCACTTTTATTCATAATAATATTATAACATATTTAAAGGTATATGTAAACCATAAAGGTTAATACTTAAGGACTGGTAAGATCAATAAGCGCATAAGCGCAAATCAATACCATTGCAATTCCTGCAAAGCCAAAAAGTATTTGCTCATTCATGACGCATTCACTCTCCTCCTAAAGTCCTAAACCCTTGAAAAAGTTTGGCAAAAATACCTTTGGCTGGGACTTCAATAATCTTTGGAGCGGAAGGAACAGGATCAACAAAATTAATTGGGATAATGTCCTCTGGATTTTTTTCAGCACGCTTGGCTGCGTTGGTCAGTTCAGACGCAGTAAACAAAAGAGGCTTGCTGTCTTCAATAAACACTTGAAAGTATTCACTTGAAGCCGAGGTCCTAGCCTTACGATTTGGCACTTTACAAACATACGCGCGTTTTTGTGTAGGAAGATCTTTCAAAATTAATAATTGTAATAAGGTGAGCGGGGATAACTATAACTAGGCCGGGGATGATTATAAGGTGGCCGTGGATAATTGTAATAAGGTTGCGGTTGGCGGTTGCGATAAGCTCGGTTCTTAGTGAGTTCTGATCCAGCCACTGCGCCTACGGCACCGCCGATAAGAGCTCCTGTGCTATCACCAATTAGGGCACCAACACCAGCACCTACGGCACCACCAGCAACAGCACCGCGTTCGCCGGGTGTACAGGAAGAGCCAAGAAAGGCAGTTACCCCAAGAAGAGAAAGTAAGATTGTTTTTTTCATAATCAATTTAAAATGGAGGCACGGAGATTTGAACTCCGGACCGCCTGCTTGCAAAGCAGGTGCTCTACCAACTGAGCTATACCCCCTTATTCTTATTCAGCAAAGTTGAACTCAAGCTGTTCAGCTGATACTTCTTCTTCTTCCTCTTCTTCGGGAGGTGAAGGAAGATGCACGACAAGTCGTTTAAAAAGATCACCAACAACGCTTAGTTCTTCAGCCTTAAACGCTCCTCGCTTTGAGCAAATGTCAATAAGTTGTGCCGTGGTTGCAACGTCAGCAAGCAGCACAGGAACGGTAGATGTGGATTGTTCTTCTGTCATGTTTTATATATTAAGCAGTAAACGTTGAGGATTTTTCAAGAGCAATAAAGTACTCGATGGGAGCTGCAGTATTTTCCCAGCGAGAGATAAACTTGGAGCTAACAGCAACATTATAATCACCACCAATTACACGAATGTTTGAGATGAGAAACTGAAAGTCAAACTCAGACTTACAATCATTGTCTTCATCAACCACCATGTCAAATGTATTGGCGGAAGAGTTTTTATTATCGGTAACACTAAGGCTAACAGCACCTTCTTTACCAACAATCGAAACAACCGAGTGGCCAAGAACAGCAGCTGCTTTACGAACTTGAGAAAGTTGATCGGCAGTAACCGTTACGCTTACATCGGCAGCGGGCATGTTGATTTGGCTCGTTGGAGCTGTAAGAATATTGGCATCAGCAAAACGATAAGAAGCTTTACTCCGGCCGTTCTTAAGCAAAACAGATTCATCACTAAACTCAAGAGTAGGATCGCCAACAAGGTTCACCACGTTAATGAATTCATTTAAATCGTAAATGCCAAAGTCGCTTTTAAAAGGATCCGGAATGGTTGCCTTTGCGAATACGTTCTTTGCTTCTGCGATAGTCGAGAGAGGCTCACCGGCCTTCACAACAAGGTTAGGATTAATACTTGCGAAGTTCTTAAGTACTTCAAGTGTTTCAGTAGATAGATTTGTCATGGTTCTATTATATAATAAATTCAGGGAAATGTAAATAAAAAAGTAATGGTGGCTGGGCACCACCACAATACCCAGCCACCCTTCTAATTAGCACTACTAGGAGTGCTGCTTAGGTGTACCCAAACGGTAGCGGCTAACACGAGAGCCGCGAGAGTCGTATCGGTTATTAAGATAAATTGGCGCACCTTGCTCGTAGCGTAGTGTATTCACGACGCGATAAGGATCGGTTACACCAGCTGCTTTGAGGTCAGCGGGTGAAGGCTCGTATCCTGCTTCAAGTGCTGTCATCACAGCTTCTTTTTGTGTCTTAACAAGAACAAGTTTTGTCAATCGGTTGATTTGTCTTTTAGTCATATTATGTTTTATTACTTTGTGTTTTGGCCTGTAGTGTTGTTAATTGGCGAAGGCCACGCCAAATTGTTAAATTAGAATGGGACTGGACCGTCTTTGTCGAGTAGTTCAGCAGCTGGGGTTTCCTCGGCATCAGGATCAATTTCTCCTGCGTCAATCTTAGTATAAAGATCAAGAAAGGCATCTCGTGTTTCGGTTTCAAAGCGAGAGATACACATCTTGATTGCGGTAAGGCGGTTACCAAAGATAGAATAGGCTTTAGCAATATGGCAGAGTCGGCGAGTAGAAACCACTTCATCAACACCGTCATCATCAAAGGTCTTTCGAATGATCTTGCTCCAAGCAACCAATTTGGTAATAAATTCCGAATCCTCTACGTCGTAACTGTTCATGTGCTTTCCAACAATCTTGGATTCAATAGGGGATGATGGAAAGGACTGTTCAATGTTAGCAACGAAACGTTCAAGAAAGGCTTCATCAATAACCTGAGCTGCAACAAATCGACCATCATCACTGCCTTGACCTTTTGTATTTGCAGTGGCAATAATGTTAAATCCATTTGCAGGAGATACCGTTTCCCCTGTCTTTTTAATCAAAACAGGGTTACCTTCAAGAACACCTTGCAAGCACATTATCTTGTTTGATCCTCTGTCGATTTCGTCGATAAGAAGAATGGCTCCTGCTTCCATGGCCTTGATAACAGGGCCTTTCTGAAAAACCGTTTCTCCGTTAATAAGACGAAAGCCACCGATCAAATCATCTTCATCCGTCTCAGGTGAGATCTGGACTCGAACATATTCGCGCTTGGTTTTAGCACACGCTTGCTCGACCATCATGGTCTTGCCGTTGCCGCTCAGGCCTGAGATATAAACTGGGAAGAACCTTTGTGAATCAATAATCTTCTTGATGTTCTTGTACTCGCCCCATTGAACAAAGTTTTTATTAACGGCTGGAACATAAACCTCTTCACTGTGAACGCTGCGAACGGAACCACTGGACATTTGAAATGCAGTGTTTGTAGTTGGTGCTGGAGCAGGAACCGGAACCGAGATTGGCGCTTGACCGTTTTCAAAGGCTTCAAGGTTCCAAACCCCTCTCTTGCCTGCAGAGGCTGAAGGAATAAGGAAAGTTGATTTGGCACTGTTGTAACTATGGCCATTCTTTCGAGCGGCGGTGTATACGTCAGAAGTCTTGGCAACAGGAAATTTGCCCATTGCTTTTAGTTCATTTATGGTGTTAATCACGTTATCGTTTTTCATAATGTAGTGGAGTGTAGTTTGGTTACTAGTATATTATACCACAGTTTTCGGTAAATGTAAATAATAAAGTTACCCTTTATGATATAAGATCGCTAAATTTGGATAGAAACACACGGGATGTCCGCTTGTCTCTGTTCTGAGTGGAAAACTTTTTAGCAAGTTTGTTGACATCAGCTGCTTTACTATAATCAAGATCTTCTTCTACTTCAAGCTCAGTGTTTTCAATCCTCACCCTACTTGTTTCAATAATAAAGTATCCGTCATATCCTAAGCCGTCCTCAATAAAGAGGGTCCTGCTTTTGTCTTTTACACACTTCTTTCGCAACTCCCTGTATTCCTCTGTACCTTGATACCAATCGGTCGCCTTAAATTTAGATGAATGAGTTATTGCAGTAATCCCTGCGCTCTTGGCGTCACGGCATTCTCCAAGAAAGAAGCAAATCGCGGAAGAACCCGTCATCTTTTTAAAGTTAAGAACAAGCTGCCTATAAGTTGACTGCCGGTGACGAGCTCTAAAGGCATCAGGCCCAATTAAAGTATTACCCCAACGAACATATTCCTTTCTAGCTGAGTAAGAGTAATAGCCTTTAGGTGCATCGCCATTGGCCACCATAGGTTTTTCAAACTTTTCGTTTTCATCATCAGAAATATAATTTAAAGCGCTTGACTCGCCATCAGTAAGAAACATGGTGTGGAGCTTTTGAACTTTGTGCTGAGCTCGAAACTTATTTACAATTTCCGCAGCGATGAACACGGTATCAAAAAGAGGGGTTCCTCCTAAAGACTCAAGGTCGCTCTGAAACGTATTGCCCCATGATCGCGATCCAACAAACAATTCCTTACACGCATCTTCAAATTCTCTTTTGCAAATACTTGAGTTTAACAGCTCAAAGACGTGGGTTCCTGATAAGGATACCGTAGTGCCAACTTGGTCGGCAAGAATCTCTTTCTCTTGGCGCCAATTTCTTCCAGTTGTAAAACCGTAAACCTCGAAAGGTATGCCAATTGCTTTACAAAAGAAAGCCAATTGAAGGGCTTGTTCGATCACATCGTGAAGTACTCTACTCATACTCCCGCTCCAGTCAATAAAGAAGACCATTCCGTGATCCTTTGAAGTAGCCAATTTGGTAACCGACTTAAAGATCTGCTCTTCATACTTGTAAGAATGAAGTTTGTTTGGGTCAATGGCTCCGGTAGAGGAGCTCTGTGCTCGAGAGTATTCGTAAGCAGACTTTTTACGCTCAAATTCTCTGACAAGAAGAGCAACACTCTTTTTAGAATCTTTCTTGAATGCTGTCCACGAATGATCCTCATTCAGATCTGTCATCAGATTATTGTATAATGAAAGATTCACCCTTCTTCCCGCTCGGACTTTATCAAGAGGGCAAATGCATTTCTCTATCTGCTCACGACTAGGAGCATCGGCGTAAATTGTTCCGTCCCAGTCTTCTTGGGAGTTTTCCAGTTCTTCATCAAAGGCGCGCTGGGTTTCTGAAATGGCATCGGAATAGTCATAGTCATCATCACCTTCACTGCCGACGGAATTTTCTTTTCTCAATGATTCTTCAGCTTCTTCGTCTTTATTAAGAGTGTCGGCTGTTTGATCAGATTCATCTTTATCATTTTCGTTTTGATCTTGGTCAGAAATAGAATCATTTTTATCACCGTCTTCTTCATTCATTGAAGGGTCAGGCGTGTTTCCACGAATGTCAATGTCTAGACTATCATCATCTCCACCATCCTCTCCAGAATCTTTCCCAGGGTTGAACGGTTCTTCTTGTGTCGAAGGATTATCTTTTGGAAGCTTAGAAATAATCTCTCCGCAAATATCAAGTACCTCTTCGTAGGTTTCAGCCTTTAAGCAGCGGTTGTAAATCTCTGTTTCCCATTCGTCAAACTGCACATTAATAAGATGGCGGAGTTTACCTTTAAGGTTAAGACGATCAATAAAGTTAAGTTCATTGACGTCCCGTCCTCTTATTTTAAAGAAGTCATTATTAAGAAGATGGGTATAGCCTTTTGTAAATGCTCTTACCAAGCCAGGGAATGCAGCAAGAATCTTACGTTCAATACGAATGTCCTCAACAACATTGGCGATATCAAATGGAGCCTCTTTACCAAATCGCTCGTGGTATAATTTAATACCATCTTGCGGTGTCCAATGCGCGTGTCCTACTTCGTGTCCGACAAGAAGGTCGGAGACATCCTTTGATTCAAGGTTCCAAGTGGGAAGACCTAGTACACGCTTCTTAACATCAAAGAAAGCGGTTTTGTAATTCCCTTGGCGGACTCGGATGTTCTCTTTAGCAAGAAGCTTGGCGAGTTGCCGCTGATGCTCAAAGCTAATGTTATGCTGTGGCTGATCAAGTGTATCTAACATAATATAAAAAGTTGGATATTAACCTTAAAGGAAGTTGTAGATTTTAGCGTTTTTCCTTGCCACCTTTATGCAGGTGGTGGCATCCTCCGATCCAGCCTCGAATTGCTCCGAGTAAACCAGCTTGGAGACGGGAGCCTCCTTACGGAATTCCTCCAGTTTAGCTGAGCCGTCAGCAAATTCCGAATAACAGGTATAAGTCCCATGCAGGGCGTTAATGTGATAGGAGGAATTTAAGAGGCGTGTTGGGTTAGCGGCTTGAGTCATAATATAGTAGGTGGTGGGGATTGTAGTACCGTTACAGATATATTCTACCATATTTCCGCAAAAATGTAAATACTAAAATGCTAAAAAAGAGCATTTTTTTCACAATCCCCCAGAATACGGGGGTTCGAAGACCAGTTTCCTAGTAAATCACGAGAAATGGGTAGTTAATATCTAAAAGCAGTATAATTTACCTACTAATCCAAAACGAGCCACTTTTCACAGATTTCACAATTGTAACTCGTTAATAACAATAGAGTTACAATCTTACTATGTAATGGATTTCACGTTTGTAAAGTTTTGGCGGCGTTCAAACTCGATCTTTCGCTCGAACTTTCCTTCAAGAAGATCCTGCTTGTGGCTAATAACGCATACCCGTGTTTCTTCATCAAGGGTATTCATAATCTTCAAGAGATTGTCAATTCCATCAATATCAAGGCTTGCATCAAATACCTCATCAAGCATAAGCAAGTTTGTATTTGCGGAGTTCTTCATTTTGGCGATTTGTCTCCAAGCAAACAACAAGCTTAAATCTATCCTCTGCTTTTCACCTTCAGAAAAAGATGAATATGAAAACGCATCGCGGTGTCGAGACTTGATTGTTTCAGTAAAGTTTTCGTCAAGCTCAAAGCTAACAAAGAAGTCAAGTACTTGAAGGTAGTTGTTAATCAGCTTGTTCATTACTGGAAGGTATTGCTGAATAATCTTAGTCTTGATTCCGGTATCCTTTAACAGTTCAGAAAGAACTTCATTATAATGTCTTTCCTCAATCAGAGCAGACTTATCGTTACTGATTGTTTCACGTGATTCTCTAAGATCGTCAAGATCGGCCTTTGCGGTTTCCAAGTCTTTATCCGAGGATATTGAACCTTTTTGCTTTTTAAGTTCATCTGCTCTTTTATTGAATTGAGCAATCAGAGACTGGTTGGTAGTTAGCGTATGATTAAGCTGGAGAATACGATTAAGCTCTTCTTGACTATCTTTAAGATCGGAGGTAGCCTTAGTAAGATGCTGTTGAAGAGCGGCTTTACCGTCCACGAGTTTACCTCTCCACTTTTTACTTTTCTCAATCTTGTTTTCGCAAAAAGCTTCGCTCAATTGCTGCTGACAGGTCGGGCAAGAACGGTTATCAGTATAAAACTTAATGTCATTATCAACCGTACTAATGTTTGTTGCAATTCCTTTATCACTATCGCTGATGCTTGCAATTGATTCATTAAGCTTGTCGACCTTTGCTTTAGCAACAGGATACTTTTCCTGATACTCTTCAAGCAGCTGCTGATTACTTTTAATGTATACGTCAATCTGCTCTTCAACTTCTTTCAGTTCTTCATCATATTTTGCGTCGTTACTTTCGCCAATCTTTACCAATTTGTCAATGTGTTTATTTTGCATTGCCACTTTAGACTTGACCAACTCCAGATCGTGTTCGGCTTCAGTTAACTTATCCTTAAGCTTACCACTCGATTCCTTTAGCACTTGGTTCATCTTCGAGAAAATACTAATATCAAGAAGATCTTCAATTACCGCCCGTCTTTGATAAGTAGGCAGCTGCATAAACGGAACAAAGTTTGAACTACCAAGAACCACAACCTGGTGAAAGCTTTTATGATTAAGCTTGAGGATGTTTGTTTCAAGTAGCTTTTGATAATCCCGTGAATGTGATTCTTGGTTAATCATTTCACCGTCAACCCAGATCTCAAAGATGTTAGGTTTAATACCACGAACAATCTTGTATTCCTTTGTGCCGATACTAAACTCAACTGTTACTTCGCACTTCTTTCCGTTGATACTATTAACAAGTTGAGGCTTATTAATTGCTCTATGGGGTTTACCGAAAAGTCCAAAGCTTAACGCATCAAGCATAAGACTCTTACCCGAACCATTATGTCCAACGATCAGCGTTGAACGAGAATCCATGAAGTTAATCTTAATTGGGTTTGATCCCACACTAAGAAAGTTTTTATATTCCACTGTCTTAAAATTAATCATAGTGCATCTAGGGTTTGAGCTTCGACGTAAAGCTCTTGAAGTTTATTTTTAATGCGATCTCGATTCAAGTCAGTTTGAACCGAATCCACATATGTATTTAAAAGGGTGATTGTATCAGTTAACTCAAGCGCAGTTTCATCTACGTTTTCGGAAAGGTATTCGTCAAAGTTTTCAACAATCTTTAAATCAAATGGATTCCTAGCAACAATTTCATCAATGTATTTGTCAAAAAGAAACGGGTTCTTCTTGTTAACCACAACCACTTTAATGTATGATCCACTTACCACATCAAAGTTAATCTTTTTCAGCTCCGCCGCAACATCATCGGTTGAGTTAATGTCGTCATATCGCATTCGGTTGTAAATCGTAATCTTATTTCTAACCGGAGTAAGCTCCCGTGTTTCGGTATCAATTACGTGAAAGTATTTTGGATCATCGCAGTCAGCCCAAGTAAGCTCATAAGGAGTACCCAGATAATGAACGTTACCCTTTGTACTTTTTGTATGATAGTGACCGCTCATCACGGTTTCAAATCTGGAAAAGATATCCGATGCCATTCCATGGCTAGAAGACTGAACGCCTTTCATCATATCAAATCCTGCAAGCTCAAGGTGGCCACCAAGAAACGGTGCCTTTACTGTTTTGATAAAGTCAATACACTCTTCGTAATTTTCTTCATTGATCCAAGGTAGTAAACCAATATCCAAGCCATCATAACTGACTACCGTTGGATCCATGTGAAGGTTAATTACGTCATCGTAATGACTAAGAATTTCTGTTAAGCTATTTAAATCATTTGTGTTTTTGTAGAAAACATCGTGGTTGCCTGGGATCAAATCCATGGTCATACCTTCTTCTCTAAGGCGATCAATGAACATACTTCTGTTACGGGCAAGTACCTTGATATTGGCAAACCGCCGATGATCAAAGTAATCACCAAGGTGAAGAATCTGTGTGATACCGTTCTTCTTGCAGTAAGGAAAGAATACTTCTTCGTAAAACCTTTCTGCGTAATTTAAGAAGATCTCACTGCCGTTCTTAACACCGGTATGTGTATCTGTAATTACTACTATCTTACTCATCTTCTTTAAAGAATTCGTTTAAAGGACCGTTGGTGACAGCCTTTTTTGCAGGACGTCCACGTTTCTTTTTCTTTGGTGGTGGTTTGTCCTCGTCTTGATCGACCCAGCAATCATCGTCCCACATGCCATTGCGGTGACGCATTCTTTCAACGATTGATTCACCAATGGCGTTAATATCGTCGGTACCAAATTCGGCAAAGGCATCAATAGAAGTGTTGTCGATAATCCTTTGCTTGATTTCGGTTTGTCGCTTTTCCTTTGCGATTCGACGAAGAAAGCAAAAGTAACTGATTTGAGTAAAGTAACTAAAAGCGTTTGGAACACCGGTACGGGTTGGCTTATCAATATCAAAATTGTTAATCACCTTAACGCAGTTTTCTACAGCATCCATAACCATATCCTCTCTGTAGGTATAGTTAATAAAGTTGGGGCTACGGGATAAACCATTTGCGATTTTATAAAGACATAAACCAACATAATCGGTTATTGGTCTCGTCTCTTCGCCTTTGGCTTCGTCTTCTTTTACTCCTCGGACATGCGCCGCTACAGCTTCTCCGAATTCTTTGTTATTAACGTAGTCAACAGAGTCCTTTCTCCGCCTAGTACGTTTCTTACTTGGATTTGGCATATTCTAATTATATCAATAAACAGGACTTATGTAAATAAAAATCAGCTAAAACTTTTTTAACTTTTCTTACTTTTATCCTTTACATGTTTATCGAATTTTGGTATAATAATCTTATCGAGATTTAAAACACTGCTGAAGTTTAATCCAGAGTTTCATCCTCGAACATCTTGATTCTATAGTCAGTATACTGATCATAATACTGTTTCTTCAAGGCAATTCCTGCAGCCATCTCTGATTCAATTCGTTCGTCAAGAATCAGGAAAGGAACATTAAAGCTAAAAGGATAAAGTGGTTCAACCGCGAAAGGTTCAAATACAAACGCATTAATCAGGAACAAACCATGTTCATCGCTGCTATGGTATTCACCAACAATGCATCGACCAGCGGTAGTTGTGATTGCGCGGATATCGACATTGTTAAGGTAGTTAAGGTAATCGTCACTTGGTATCATCAGGCATATTCATTTGAATTTCAAAAACTTTGTAATTGAAACCTTCTCTAGTATATATCTCAATTCTTTCCTGCGCATGTTTCATTGTATAGTTCTTTCTTTTGCGCCATGAAAGGTTGTCGGATATATCGTAAATGGTAGTACCCTGGCCGTCATCTGACTTTCTTAGTCCTCGACCAATACTTTGCAGAACTCTGATTTGACTTTTTGTTGGCGCTGCAAATACAATGTTGTGAAGGTTTTTAATGTTAATGCCTGTACTAAAAGTTCCTGCAGAAGCAACAATAATCGCATCCTTTTCCGATTCGGTAATTTCACGAATCGTTTCTCTTTCAGTGGCGTTAACTTCTCCACTAACATAAAAGATTTTTCTGTCATCGTCAGCCATTTCTTTTATCATATTATAAAGTGGCTTACCGTGTTTCTTGACAAGATTGAATATCACCAAGCTGTTTCCTTTTTGGCTTAGTGCCAACTTTGATATAAACTCGTTGCGCAGCGGATGCTCTACAATGGTTGCAATCTCCGCCTGATAATCCATCTTAGCGGCAGCCTTTCTCAACACGTCATCATGCTTTAAAACAATACATTGAATCTTAAGATTGGCGAGTGTGTCGTTATCAATAAGGTTCTTTGTAGTAATCACTTTGTGTATAGGACCAAAGTTTCCAATAAGAACAAGTTCATTACACTGGCTTCCATCTAAAGTACCTGTTGTACCAATTCTATATCCAGCACCTGACAAATTGTTCATGATAGAATTAAGGCTTTTAGCTTTGAACAAATGTGCTTCATCCCCTATCACCATACCGTATTGAGTGAACCATCCTTTACCACACTTAATAGCGCTTTGCCAAGTAGTGATAACAACATTAGCTTCAAAGTTGTGCTTCTCCTTTCCTGAATAAATTTGGTGGCACAACACATCAGCATCAAAGGTTGGGTCGTGCGAACTATAATCAGCAAAGTCCTTTTTCATTTGCTCTACCAAGGAAGTTGTTGGAACAATAATCAGAGCTCGGTTCTTGTAATTTGCTAAGAAGTATCTAATCATTAAATAAATGATAAGACTTTTTCCTGAACCCGTTGGACTAATAATAAGTGACCGCCGTTGTACTATAGATCTAATAAACGCTTCAACTTGGTAATCCCTTGGCTCAATCTTTTTACCACCAGTTCTAATATCAAGCGAGTTGATAAACTCTAAAAGCTCTTCCTGTTCTGGCACGTCTTTCGGCTTTAAATCGGGATCAAGTTTAACTTCATAGCCACGTTCGGATATAAACTGCAAAGACTTGTAAAGCAAGCCATAAGGAAGGGTTCTTCGCCGAGCATCGTAAAGACGAATCTTACCGTCCCAAATTTTGTTGCGATACGCGGGCATAAATTTATACCCGTCCACGTAGAAAGTAAACGCCTCGGCCAAATCCATTAGTGCGCCACTGTCGTCGCTGTCTAACCGAATAACCGATTCATCTATCTTTTCTACAGTAAACATATTAAGCTCCAGATTGAAACCTTCTCCAGTCAATTATGTTTTTAATCTGGGTGTGTCTCCACTTAATGTTATCAAGTATTTCCTTACACACCTCAACATAAGTTTTCTGATATTCAATTTGCATACTTGCTTCCATAATATCTTTATCAGAATCGTAGAATTGCTGAAGGTCTGTTTTAAGTGGTTTGTTCATTCCGTTAAATGGATCATAAGGCCAACCGTGCTTGTCCATATCCTCTTTTTCCATCTTCCCGTTAAACCACAACCACTTGTCCTTTTTAAGAATGGAAAGATCTTGTTCTTTCTTCTTTAATCTTAACTTAGCTACTGAATGAAGCTCTAAGTATTTACTGTGAAGTGATGCTCCACGAATGGTTGTATCATCAAGATTTTGCTCGTCAATTTTGGAGTCATCACCCCACATCTCTAAAAGATCTTCAATATTCATAAACTATAATTTATATATAGCTTACTTTAATCTAGAAAAATAAATTCATCAAATCTAAAGCTGATGTCAAAAGTGGCAAAACTAATATCAGCACCTTGCGCATCAAAGTCAACAGATCCAATGCTTGTTGGAAATGCGTTTGTGCATCTTACTTCTCGTGAGATATTGTTATGGCTTGTTAGCAGGTTAATTGTGATATCATCAGTTTGATGTGTGGCTGTTCTGGTGTTGGTTTTCATCCAGCCATAAAGCTCGTCATAAAGCTTCATTTTTTCATCACACATAAATCGCATTGAAAGCGCATCATAATTTAATGTTTCAGAAGGTGTAAACCCAGGCTCATTTCTATATGGTGTAGAAACGTCTGCGTTGGATATCCCAGGAAGGGTAAGACCAATTGCAAACGTATTTAGTCTTGGGTATTCAGTAGTTCCACCAATAAGAACTTTAAATCCATTTGTTGGTAATAAGTTGTTGTCAACACTCATGTTTTTATTTATAAAGAAAAAAGGGGGTTACCCTTTCGAGTAACCCCCAGTGGTGTCGTCCTAATCTAAGGTAGTGGACAACGTTTAGCTATTAATATTAGCTGTGCTCAACATTCATTCCTGTAACGAGGAAACGACGGAAGTAAGGGTTGCTATCAGCACCAGTTCCACCAGTAGAAACGGCGGTGGAGCTAACAAGCGGGTTACTCACAAGACCGTAGCGAGTCTTGAAACCGATTTTCGGCTGGAATGTATTTTCAGCAACTGCACGCACCATCGTGAGAGGAACGTAAGGGCAGTAGAAAATACCAGCATCGTAAGCATTCGAACCTTTGTAACCAACAGTAGCATAGTCAGTACTCTGGAAAGGATCGACGTAAACCTTAAGGCGTCCGTTGATAAGACCTGCGAAGGTATTACCAGTGTCGTCCACGTTAAGATCAGTACTAAGAGCAGGTGTGTAATCAAGAACACCAGCAGCTGCAAGAGCAGAAGCAACGTTACTTGTTACAAGCACGTAGTTACCTTTACCGCGGCGAGTTCCCTTAGCGATGTTGTTCGCTTCGAGTTCGATCTGGAAGAGAAGAGACTTGAACTTCTCAACTGCCCACCGTCCATCGGCGTCAGTGTCAAGATCGAATGTACCAGGAGTTGCACCTTGAGCAGCACCGTGGATAGCCTCGGAGTTGATCTTAGCGATAACTTCGCGGTTGATCTCAGCAAGAATCTCAGTAGAGAGAATGTTTGCGAGTTCAGCTTCAGCATCAAGACCGTGAACGGACTTAAGATCCTGCGCGAGTTCCATTGTGTACTCAGCTTGGAGTTGGCGAGTCTTAGCTTCAACCGTTTGCTTCTCGATGGTGAAACCCATATCGGCAATGGAGGTAGAAGCTTCAGCAGTTGCAGTAGCAATACCTGTACCGGATCCAGCAGATCCTGCACCAGAGTGGTTATCAAGAATTGTGTCAAACAAAGCTTCGTCGTCATCAGTGTCGATAACAGCATTGTCTGGGGAATCCTGACCACCGTAACGAGCCTTCATCGCAAAGATGAGACCAGTAGGACCGGTCATTGGCTGAACACCAGCGATGTCATAAGCAACGAGGCTTGGCATTGCACGGCGAACGAGGGAAACCAGTACGGGATCCCACTTAGCAACAGCACCAGTAAGCGTTTGGTCCTCTGTGAGGAAGTTAGCTTGGGCAGCACTTTCGCGAGCAGCGATTTCTTGGTTTTCAAGGAGGACTGCAGTTACCGACTTACGATAGTTGTCGACAAAAGCAGGTGCGTCGGCAGACTCCAAAATGGGCTGCCACTTCTTTTCTAATTCTTCTGATTTAAACATTTTTTTATATGATGTTATAAGTTATTGTTGGGAAATTTAATTAGGTAGCACTCTTTTCGAGGCGCCCAAGTGTTTCCATGTAAGAGGCCATTGTTTTGTCAACAGGAGCGTCGGAAGTCTCTTCCTCAACATCTGCGCCTTCAACAATGGTTTCAACAGCTTCGTCTTCAGTTTCCTGAGACTCTTCTGCAATAGTTTTGCTGGAACCACTGAAGTAAAACTTCTTGAGGGTCTCCACGTTCTTCGTGAATTCCTCGTCAAAATCAACTCCTTCTGCCAACTTAATAAGTTTAGCAGACTGTGTTTCAGCAAGATCTTTAGTAGCTTCAGCAAGAATCTTCTCTCGGCTAAGATCGTCAATACGATCAGCAAGAGAATCAGCAATGCTATTAGCCTTGGCAAGATCTTCCCTAAGTGTTGCGGTTTCTTCTTCGAGAGTATCAAAGAGATTCACCTTGCTCTCAGGAACTTCAACGTAGTTCTCGACGAACAGAGCTTTAAGAGAAGTCATGAAGTTTTCTGCAATAGAAGTACGAAGTGAAGTTTCAATAGCAACTTCATTTTCGTTAATCCATTCTTCAACAGCATAGGTCAGATAAGCGTCAACCTGATTAGTGAGTGTCTCATTAATCGTTTCAACTTCTTCGCTAAGCTTAGCTTCATATTCAGACTCGAGGCGATCTTTTGATTCTTCAACTTTGGTACGAACCTCAGCTTCAAAAATAAGAGCAGCCTTTGCCTTGAATTCTGGTGTTAAACCTTCTTCCTCTTCAACAAGACGAGTAAGGTCTTCAGATGAAATGGTTTCTTCAACCACTTCTTCAGTTGCTTCAACTTCTTCAGTTGCTTCAACCACTTCTTCAGCAGTCTCAACTTCTTCAGTTGCTTCAACAACTTCTTCAGTTGTTTCAACTTCAGTATCTTCTTTCACACCCTTACCTGTTTCCAGATCCTGCTTTTCAACAGCACCCTTTTCGCCCTTCCGCTTTTCACGGCGAGCTTTAAGGTAAGAATCAGCTTCATCACCTTCTTCGGAATGCTTGTCAGCATTAACCATTTCAGGTTCTTCTTCTTTGTGTGCATCTTCTGTTACAGCTTCAGCATCTTCATCTTCATCTTCTTCAGAAGGACTGTCATCACCAGCGGCGACTTCTTCCTCATCTTCATGAGCACCTTCAGTGGCTTTCGCCTTTTTCAATTCAGAAGCTTCAGCAGCAACTTTCTCTTTGCCTTCTTCAATCTCTTCTACGTTTTCTGAGACGGATTCCTCCACCTCTCCTTGTTCAAGAGAAAGCAAGTCGGACTCAACGATATCCTCGATAATGTCTTCTTGGTTATCTATGTTTTCCATGTTTGTTTTCTATTATGTTTGGAGAGGGGTATGTTACCCAGTCTCATATTAGTCAGTAATTTCCCATGCTATAATCAAAACATCCATAATGTAAAAAATTCTTTACGATATCTTCTTCAGAAAATCTGTAAACAAGCTTTCCTGTAAAGAAGTTAGTTTGGCGGCAGTAAGCCTTTCCATTTCAGCTTTGGCTTCTTCAGCCGCGCGGGAAACAATTTCGTTTCCTTCAAAAAAGTATTCAACACCTTCCATGATACCGTCAACAAAGGCGGACGGAGCACTGGGGTCTTGAACGATATCCACTGTTGCAAGAATAAAGTCTTTATTAACAGTTGTTACACCAGCTTTATTTGATACCGATCCCATGCCTCGTGAACTAACACCAAGTTGGCATCCACCTTCAAGAAGACCTTTCGTAATGCTTCCCATTGGAGTATCAAGAATAAGTGCTTTACCCATAACATCAGATCCGTTCCAATTAAGTTCAGTAATGCGGTGGGATACTTTATCAAGATTAATTGTAGGTCCTTCGGGATGGTTGAGTTCCCCAACAGCGCGACCCGTTTTCACGTAATCTTTATCATAGCGCATAACAGCAGCTTCTAGTGTTGCCTTTGGATAAACCCTTTTATTACGGTTTACTTTATCAGCCTGCATAAAGATACCTTCAATAAAGGTTTCTTTTTTACCATTTGTTTCTTCGGTGATATATTGTAGATCTTCTAAATGTTCGGTAATAAGTTTCATAGTGGTGTTTCGTAATTAACTTCTTCTTTAACGATTAACGCAACAGCTCTGGAAAAAGATCTTTAATATCTTCATCTTCCATTCCGTAATCATCTGTTTGTAAGAATGCAATGATGTCTTTCTTTTCACCAGTGATGTCAGCTGTTGATCTACTAGTTGGTTTAATCTTAAGTTTAAACTTGCGCTGAGAAACGTTTGTAAAATAACTGTCACCAATATAATCTACATCAACTGTTGTTTTACCGCTGCCAGCACGAAGCCTTTCAGTCAGTATATTTGCAAGATCCAAAGAAATGGTAACTTCAGCAGATTCTTCAATCGTTTCTTCAACTCCTTCAACTTCTTCAACTTCTTCAGCAGATTCAATTACTTCGGCTTCTTCTTCTTTACGATTAAATATCGCTTCAGCAGCTTGAGCTAAACTGTCATAGGATTTATGGAAATCACTCATTTGTTTTTGATTTGGTTTTAAATTTTAATTGTTAAGAAGAAGCGTCAGCATCATCTTTCTTTTCAGAATCAGCGGCAGCATCTTTCTTTGCCTTTTCCTTTTCTTCCTCAGCTTCCTTTTCCTGCTTTTCCTTTTCAGCAGCAGCGGCGGCAGCTTCCTTTTCCTTCTTTGCCTTTTCAGCGGCAGCTTCCTTTTCCTTCTTTGCCTTTTCAGCGGCAGCTTCCTTTTCCTTCTTTGCCTTTTCAGCATTGTCTGAAGAATCGCCGCCATCTGCTTTCTTAGCCTTTGCAATGGCCTTTTTATATACAATTTCTGGGTCTTCAATTCCAGCGTCTTGATAACCTCTTGGGACAGGTTTACCTGCTCGCTTGGCCGCTTTTTGAGCTTTACGAAGAGCCTTCTGAGCTTTCATCGTAGCCTTAGCCTTCATTAGTTTTGCACGATCAGCAATCTTTTTCTCACCCTTCTCTGCCTTTTTCGCAGCACGATCAGCGCGACCTGAAACGGTAACACGAGATGCAATTCCTTTACCAATCTTTTTAAGCAAGCTGTCCTTTTCGCTCAATGTATTAAACCTATCCTCAAGAATCTTTTCGATTTCTTCATCAGACATCTCAGAGATATTAATGGTTTCATCTTCGAGAATACCGTCAATCGCGTATTCGTAAAGAGCATCTTCAGTTGCTTCTTCGGAAAGCTCAGTGCTTTCGTTAACACTGGTTTCTTCTTTGTTATTATAAACCTTATCAGCAACTTCCACCGTTTTGGTATCAACAGCGCTTTTAACTTTATTTTGCATTAAGTCGTTAAAGGTTGAAGCAACTTCATCTTTATCGCCCAACGCAAGTGACGTGATTAATTTTTTAATATCGGTCATGTTGTTATTTATATTGTTTTAAGTCTTAAGTATTTAAAGTGTTACATATTTTCTATTTAAAACAGATCGTCTTCCTCTTCTTCAGGTTCATCAGAGATCTCTGCTTCCATTCTTTCAACGTCTTCTTCAGACATATTAAGAACGTTACTTCTTACCCACTTATTTGAGTAATATTTTCCAATATGAGGTTGAATTTGATCAAGCATGTTAAGGCGCTCGCCAAGGATCTCAAAGTCCTTGAGTTCGGAAAAGAAGTTATCCTCAATATAGTCAACAGAGATTGACTCACGAATGTCAGGCCATTCAGATTCGGTACAAATGTTTTTCAGCAGGCATTGAACCTTAAGCATTTCGATAAACAGTGCAGAGAACTTCTTCCTTAAACGGTTAATAAACTTTTGGAATTTAACTTCCTCTCTGCTAATCTCACTTGCTCGGCCAACACTAAACTGAGCGCCTTCAACATCAAGACGACCAACAGGAACGTTCAGTGAGCGATAAAGTTTCTTTTGAAAGAATACAACGTCATCAATCTGACTAAGGTTTTCACCACCAGGAAGGGTAGTAATTTCCGTTCCTCGTCCACCTTCTCGCCGTGGCAACCAAAAGTCTTCCAGCATACTCATGGCTTTGCGGTCATCTTTAACTTCACCGCTTGTTGCATCGTAAACAAGTTTGTTTCGATACTTACTCATGATACCCTGAACATATTGTTCTGCCTTACCTTTTGGAAGGTTACCAATATCAATGTAAAAGATTCGTCGTTCAGGGGCTCGTGAGATACGGTAAATAACCAACGCATCTTCCATGATACGAAGTTGGTTTACAAGTTTAACACTTTTGTGAAGGTAAGAAACCGCGTACTTACCAGCATCATCTAGGTTACCACTTGGAACATAAACAATACTTGTTGGATCAATTTTAATTGCGTTCGTATTTGATCCTAAATTGTCGCTGTAAAGAAAGTATTCTCTTGCAACGTAATGAGTTTTAACCTGACTGTCAGGATCGGTTTTACTTTTAATCTCTTTAATCTTTTTAATCTTAAGAGGATCAATCATTCTTACTTCCTGAATACCCTTTTTGATATTCTCAGGATCAATAAGAAGGTGATAATAAAGTTTACCGTCAATGTACCACCGGCGGAAAATATCGTGGCCGTTGAAGTTAAAAGAAAGAAGTTTACAAACGTTTTGAAATTCTTCTCGAATCAAATCTTTAACATTATCAGGAACGTCGAGCGCATCGGTATCGAGATTAACTGGGGTACCTGAGTTATCAGCAACAATTGCTCCGTTAATAATATCGGAAATAGCGTTATCACATTCGGGTTGGGATGCTGCTTGGCGATATTTAAGAATAGCGTCGCGTTCGTTACCAACGCTTACATCGTCAAGGTCAAGTGTTTGTCCGTAGTAACCACTTGTGCTATTCCCTGAAATGACCTGACTTCCGTCCGTTTCAATAGGAGGAGCAAAAGACGATATCTTTTTTTCTTCTTCGCTATCGTCGATTTCTTTTATTCTGCGTGAAATGTCAAGTCCGAATATTTTCATACAATTTATATATACATTAAATTATCTCGGGAGGAATACACCCCCCGAGATAACTGTTTTTAATTTTTACACTGAATAATTTAATTAAGAAGTAACTCCTTCAGCTGTCCAGTATTGATACTGGAAGTCAACTGTAAACTCCTCAATCGCGTCATTCGAGTCAGCAGCAAGTGCAATAGCGCTTACGTTTGTTGGAAACGCGTCAACGAAGGTGTATGTTTTAATACCATTTTCGTCACCGTCTCGGTCAAGTTGAACCATTTCCATGTTTCGCATGTAGCCCAAGTGTTGCCCGAAAATAGCGTCATCACTAACGTTAGCTTCGTGGTTATTAATACGATTTACCCAACCTTCAAACGCATCGCGAAGGTTAAAGTCAACGTCGTTAATAACAGTAATCTGCCAAGCTTCAGCAAAAGTCATATCACCAGCAATTTTAAGATTTCTTCCTCTAAAGGGAATTTCAATCTGTCCAATAGCGCTAGTAGGGATACCGCTTGTTGCTTTAATCAAAAATCGAGATTGCTCTCTAAGAGCCTGATTGTTGTCAGGGAATGTAACCCTGCACTCAAACAGGTTGGGTCGAGCGCCACCTTGAAAGTTTGATTTGAATTTTGAAATACCTGTGTTGGTAGTAGCCATAATTTTTTTATCCTAACTATTTGTTATTATTTATATCCTTATTGCTTATCTTCCGATTAATTCCTCGAATGATATACCAGTTCTAGTAGCAACGAAATTCAACGTTACAAAGTTAATCGAACGTGTAGGCTTGATAAAGATATCTGCCACAAAACGATTTGCGTCAACTACCGCACTGCCATTATTGGTTTCGTCGCAAACAACGCGAAAGTCAGTAATACCTCTCCGGCCTTGAACATCCCGAAGGAATGGCTCAATAGCGTTACGGAAAGTAGAGCGGGTAAACGTGTCGTTAAGTTCAAACAGTTGAAACTTACTTGCAGTAGCAATCGCTTTCTCGATAGTAATAAAGAGACGGCGAACGTTAATGCGATCAAACGCACTAGGCTTGGTTAAAGCAGTCTTGTCACCAAAGAGAACCGTGCCTTGCCCAGGTAGGGTAACAACAGGGTTGATTCGCTTTTGGTAAAGCTCATCACGATCCGCTTTCTTAGGGTTATACGCAAGACGTGTAACACCTCGAAGTTGACCACGATTAAGACCAGCAGGAGAGAACCAAGTATCGGCGGCATCGTCAGTAGCAGCACAAAGACCAGCAATGTGGCCATGAAGCTGAATAAATGCGAATGCGTCGCGATACTTATTATAAACATAAGCTGGAGTACTGTCAAACACAATATAGCTGCTAGAACTAATAGCATCAAAGTGTGTTGTGATTGAGGTCTTCTTAGAAGAATCTGATGTTAAATCCTTAATTGCAAGAGGAGCAGAGATAAATCCAACAAGATCTTTACGGCTATCAGCAATAGTTTTAATCTTAGCATCAGTTTCACCACCGCTATCTTCAAAAGCGAAGAGCAGGTTAACCTCTACGGTTTCCGAATCTTCAAGCAATTCAAGCGCGGTTACAACAGTAGCATTCGTGTAAGTGGATGCATCAGCACCACCTGCAAGCTCTACGTATGTTTCGCCGGGGCTATCGTCTCCAAGCCAGGAAATTGCTCCAAGGTCAGTAGAAACTGAAGTAATCTCTGGATCAGTTGATGTATCCTTAACACCAAAGATAAGTGAGGAATTAGTATTAACAAAATCTGCCCAGTAGTTCGATTCGCCAAATTGGTTTTTAGCATTACGTGCAATGGAAAGACCTTCGTGAACTTCAAGAATTTCTCCTTTAACTCCCGAGAATAGGCCGCCATTATCAACAACTACAACGGATACTTCGTCGTTAATAACAGTTCCTCCCGTGAGATCCAAAGCAAAATCGCTTGTCCCAGGTTTAAACTGTAATGATCCTCGAACGCTTGCGGGTTGAGAGTCATAGTTTTCTTCATTAACAACGTGAACCCTGAGTGAGTTACCAAGAACACCAGCATAGCGAGCAACAACGTGTGCGCCAAGCGTATTAAGAGCGGCTTGATTACTTTCGAGTTCTGTTACAGTACTAATAGTAAATCCGGCCGATTCAGGAGAATCATCTCCGTGGCTAGAATACGAGTTAAGTGCTGTAGCTGCGTTTGCCCGGACGACTTTCAAGTTGTTGCTGTATTTCAAGAATGCAGCAGCTTCTAAAAAGCTCCGTTCGAGTGTGGCGTCTTCTGATGAGGGGGCTCCAAAAATTCTTGCGAGTTCCTTCTCCGAACTGACGGTTACGACTTCTCCAATCGGTCCCCATCTGAAGTGACCAGCGTATCCACCAATAGAGGTAGACTGTGCCGGAATGATGTCTGTAAGGTCGATTTCTTTGACCTCGACACCTGGTGATACTAAAAATCCCATGTGTTATCCTTTCAGTGTAATTAATTTATAAGTGTTAAGAATCATTATAAGGTTATTTCAATAATACTATTTATTATTTTTAAGTTTTAGAGAGACCTCCAACGTTCCATCTCTTGAATGATATCCTGATAATGATCGAGTGACTCTGGTGTTTCATTACCAGAATCAACAAAACCAAAGGGTGGCAAATCCTCTTCCATCTCCAGTAGCTTTTCCTGATAAAGAAGATCTTTAAGTTGCACGTTACTCATGCTTTCAAATATATCGGTACTAACAAACCACGCAAAGAGGACAAAGTTCATTACTGAGTCATCATGTGTACCATCTTTACCGGCATAACTTTCACCTTTGGGCTCAAACGAACTCAACTCTGAAATGGTTTCAGGGTCTACTATATGAAGCTTTGAATCTTCAATAAGGTCTTTTAAGTTAGAGCAACCAATCCTTTTAACTTTACGCGACATGGTAACACCGATACCGTTACTCTTAACGGTACTTGTGGTAAAGGTATTTTCGTATTCGTGATCATAGTAAACGGAGTTACAAACAACCATACCAGCATCATTGTTTTCGATAATTACCAGTGCTTCATTATAAACCTTGGCAGCACGAATAATTATGTTGGGAAAGAGCAGTGGAGAGATTGTGTTATTCCGATAAGTACAAACTTGCTTAAATGGATTTTGAGAGATATCAATTACAGAGAATGTACTGTAATCCTGTCCTCTTCCCTTTGATACATCTGCACAAAGAATGTATTCATGACCTTCAATAGGTTCTTGATAATAGCTAATCTCGTGCTGGGTCTTTATCGGAGATTGCGCTTGCATTCCAAGTAACACGTCGGAATCAATAAGGGTTTGAGAACTGCCTATAAAGCTACATTCAAATTCTTGTTTAAACTGCAGCTCACTTGTGTTAGAAATGGTTTCTTGTTTCCATTTTTCATCCCGCCCAGGCACGTCACGCCACTTAATGGTAAAAGGTTTAAATTCGTTTGCACCTTGAGTTGCACCTTCCCATATTTTGTAAAACATATTACCTACCCCGTTTGGAGTACTGGTGATAATAACCTTTGTGTCTTTACCACTTGAAATAACGGGATAAGTTGAAGTATAAAATTCATTTGCTTTATTAACGAATCCAAACTCATCAAGGAAAATACAGTTAAGTGAAAGGCCTCGAATTGAATCACCACTTGTTGCAGAAGCGATAATCTCAGAGTTGTTACTAAACTTGATACTACCTTTGTTAAGAACTTTACATCCTGGCTGTAAAAAGAACGGAAGGTTTTCTAGCATCAGTGTTAAACGTCCCAGCATCTCCCTTGCAGTTGCACCTTTGTTGGCCAAAACACCTACCTTTTTATCAGCATTGAATATAACATAGTGAAGAAGCCACGCAACTGATGTAATACTTTTACCACTTTGGCGGCAGGCTAAGATGATAGCAAAACGGTTATCGTTAAAGTGCTCAACCATTTTCTTTTGATAACCCCGCAGAACAAATGGTGTCAGGCCTGTATCAAGACTAATAACCTTTACATAGTTCTCACAGAAATAAGCTACATCTTTACTGCACCGAATGTATTCATTGATCTCGTGCTTAGTAAATTGTTCTTGAACGCCGTCAGCCTTTACATGAGGGTTTCCATTATATGACAGCGGACTAGACATTATTTTTCTTTTTTCCTTTACAAGCCTTTTGCGTTTTGATATAATTAATTCCCGAAGGGATCAAAGGATTAAACATCAATAGGCTCGCTATCCGATCCTTTAAGGAACTTCTGGAGTTCAGAAGTGGTTCCAACAAAGATAGCGTTATTAGTGGTTGATCCACCTTCATTACCTTTTAGATCATCCGATTTAACAAGAGTCTTACGTTGCTTTTGAAGATCCAAAAGTTGTTGGTTCATTTCCGCAGCTTGTTTGATAAGGGTACCAAGAACTTCAAATGCTCGCGGATGTTCGGCATCAGCAGCAAGACACGACATGGAATCAATAGCAATCTCAGAAGTTTCAATAAGCTTTTTTATTCGATCCCGTGCGTAACGATAATCCTCTTCTGTTTCATCCACAAGCTGAGCATCAGAAGGACCAATCAAAGAATCAATCGTAGCAAGATCGTCGGAAGTCTTTTTTACCTCGTCCAGATTCTTCTGTAACGCGGCGACCATCGCATCCTTCTTACTCATAATTAATTTTATTTATCAGAATATTTTCCAGCCGTTATGGGGAATCATCCCATATTACGTTTGGATCAGGAGGGCCACCAATTTCAATCACAACAGTGTTGGATTCGGGTGTATCGGTACTTGAACCCGTTCTTACCCTAACACCAGCATCGGTATAACGTTTCGAAGTATCAAAGTCATTAAAGAAAGTATCCACGGACTTGATAAGACCGGTGGTTTGAGGGTTACTCGTGAACTTGGTTTTAACGCTAAAGGTTAGTGTGTAAACTATAAGACGTCGAGAAGATTCAAAGTCTCCTTCATACGCATCTTCTGCGCTTACGCCTGATAACGTTATTGGTACATCTGTTATACTTTCAGGACCTTCAAGACCTTTAACGCTTAAAGTATAATTAGGATTAAAATGCGGAACAATTTGCTCAAGTATCTGAAGAGCTTCATCCTGTCCTCTTGACATAATGTTCAGTGAAAAATCAAGAGTGTATGGTACGCATTGATTTACTTTAACTTTATTTCCTTCACTGTCAGTTTGAACATTTCGGTTTAAACGATTTAACTTGGTGGATTGGTCAAAGCTCAATCCTGTCATTTCAAACGACATGCGGGGTAGTCTAAGTGCAACGTCCCGCTCCGCCCGAGCTTCAACTCTGACCAGATATTTTTCCTTTGGAGCATAAGCAAGTGGAACCCGCCTTGCGCCAATTAATTTACCAGCATCAAGCTGCGCTATTTGAATGTCATTAAACATTTGACCAAAAGCAGCAACCATATTCTTTATGGTTCCATTGTAAAAGTATTCGTGTCCAAGCATAATCTTAATTAGGTTCCAGGCTTAGTTCCAATAACCGTACTGGTTTCAGTTACTCTTACTCCAGCATCAACATACACGCCGTTGGTGTCAAAGTCGTGGAAGAAAGTATCAACCGTTTCTATAAGGCCAACTGACGACGGGTAAAACGCAAACTTTGTTTTAAGTGAGAATGTTAGAGTATAAACTATAAGTCGGCGAGAAGATTCAAAGTCTCCTTCATATGCGTCTTCAAAGTTAACACCTACAAGACTAATAGGAACATCAGTTTTACTTTCAGGACCTTCAAGACCTTTAACAGTAAGAGAATAATGTGGACTAAAGTGCGGTAGTATTTGTTCTACTATTTGCAAAGCTTCATCCTGTCCTCTTGACATGATATTCAAATCAAATCCCAACTCATAAGGAGCGGGTTGCCATACTTTAACTTTACTTTCTGGACTACTTGTAGCATCAGTTTGAATTGTTCTGTTTAAACGATTCAGCTTTGTGGTTTCATCATAAGAGATGTCTGTCATTTCAAATGACATGCGGGGAAGCTTGAGCGCAACGTCCCGCTCCGTTTCTTCTTTAACTCTCGCTAAATATTTTTCTTTCGGCGCATATGCAAGAGGTACCCGTTTAACACCAACCATCTTCCCTCCACTAATATTGGCCACTTCAAGGTCATTGAAGATTGTGCCAAAAATAGACACAATCTTCTTTAGTGTTTCATTATAAAAGTATTCGTTACCTAACATACTTAGAAGTTAAAAGGTTCTCCAAACGGATTCTCTTCGCTAAAGTCAAGAAAGTCGCCAACGTTAACAGCCTGACTAAAGGTCGAGTTTTGAGCTCCGTGATCATTTCCAAAAAGCTCGTCATCATCAGCAGTTCCATCACTTATCAGATTAATATTGCTAGCGGTTACACTTGCTCCAGATGTTTGGCCGGTGAGTACTGTTCCCGTTACCAACGTGTGATACTTCCCATCGTTAAAGGTAGGAGGACTTACGTGAATCCTTTGCAGCTGCGGAGAGTCGGTTGTAGTACTGTACTTAAAGAACTCGCACGAACCTGTAACCCCACTCGGAAGAGTAAAGTTGAGTGTTTCAAATTCTTGTAGTAACTGCTCAGGCGAGTCATTGTTGGTATACTCTAAAATCTGAGAATCACCAGCCACAGCTTGTATGTTATCAACTTCCCTTATGCCGGTATCAATCTCTTGGCTTTCGTATTCGAACAACTCACAAGAAAGTCTAAAAATAGGCAAGTCTTTAAGTTGAGCAAAAGGTTTCTTATCCTCAACAAATTTGATTTCAAACAATCCTTTGGTCAAGGGGAAGTATATAAGGTCTCCTTCAAGCGGACGAGTACTGTTCTCTGAATACCCGTGTCGACCTATAAGTTGATTCCAGCGAAGATTTGAAACAACCAAGTTAACGCTGTCTCGAATCTCAAGACCAAACTTAGAAAGTAATTGCCCATCACCTTCAAAGCCGTCAACGCTTTCAACGTACATCTCAATCTGATAAGCCTTTTCAAACGCGCTTATAAGATCTTCGTTAAGAATAAGATCCCGCTTAACAATTTTACGAGGAATGTAAAAACAATCTTGACCATATATTTGAATGGCCTCGATTATCAGCGACTCGTAAAGATCTTGCTCTTGCTTAGATCCGTTTTGAAAGTATTGATTAGTTGCCATTATCCGATAAATAGGTCAACGGGTTCTTCGTATTTAAGCTGCCACGTTTCTTTAAGCGCTTGAATATCAGCAGTAGCCTGTTCGTATATTGTAGCTCCACTGATTGTAACTCCTCCTGGAAGTTGCATACCTTCAAACTTACTAAGGTTCTGACCCCACTGCTTTTTAATAAGAAGCGTAAGAAGTTCTTTTAAACCCATGTCATCGAAAACATCTGTATAAGAAGCAGGATCTACGGTTTGATAGGTTTCAAAAATAATAAATTCGCCTTCTGCTACATGGTCTTTAATGTCCGCGTAAAACTTTACAGTATTCTTGTGACGGTTAAAAGCCATTTGTGTTCCATGCCCGTTGAGAATATCTTCAACCAAGCTCATGTATTGAGAAGTAAGCTCGTAGTTTAAAAGACCGCCGGGGTTTCTCATTCCAAAGAAGTCATTAAGATACATCTGATATTTCGCATTGAATAAAGATGCACTGGTAAAGTCTTCAAAACCAAGAACCCGAACAACAGCAATAACAGCATCGGGAACTTCAATTTCGTTACTCGTGAGTTCAGCTGCAGTTACCTGGTGTTTGATCAATGTTTTGACGGTAGCATCGCTGTGATACTCTTGCCAAAATTGAATCGCTTCATCAATACGATCTTCAATTTGATCGTCATCAATATTGATTTCAACCACAGGAGCTCCAAGCGCTCTTAAACAGTAGTCAGCTAATTCGGTTCTAGTTGTTGGTTTAGCCATACAACTATTTATATAGTTTAATTCTTATTACTTACACCTTCTTCTACCAATTTGAGAAGACAGCAGAACGGTAATAAAGACCACAAGACCCATGAGAATATCATCAGTGGAATCCTTTAGCATTTGAGATGGCAGTTCAAGATCGTTAAACTTTTCTCTATACCAAACACAAGTTCCAAGTAAAGCTTTATATGAAAAGATACCAACGATTGAAAGCAAAAATATTCTAGTAAAGGTTTTCATTAATCATTTCCGAATAAATCGCGAAGGATTCTTTGCGATCCTTTTAGCCAAAGTAACAATGCCTTCAATTACTTCTGGTGATATAACACCAACAATTCCATAAATCACAGCTTTATACAAACTATCAATTGATGTTTGCTCTAGTATGTACCACGCAATCCCACTTGATATAGCAGCGGCTGGAATCCGTTTACAAAGAAGCTGAGCGGTAATACTTTCCTTTGAAGAAAGAATTCTTGCGATCATACCCGCCGCACCAATAAGTGGAACCAACCAACCTCCATCTAAGAAGGCCTGGATTAATGATTTTTGGGGCTCTTGCATATTTGCGGTGGTATCAAGTATTTATACAAAGTCTTCTCTTAACATTGTATTAAATATAGTTTTTTAACAAATCATTAGCTTTCGTGTAAAGCCTTGGACACCTTACATTATCCTTACCCATGATTGTTTCTAAAATTGCTGACGCCGCGATAATTACAGAAAGCCTGTCAACAAGTACTATTTCAAAGTTGTGAATTGCAGCTTCATAAATCTCTTTTGAATATTCTGCGTCCTGCCCTGTCACATAACACGCTCCCAACACATTTACCATTGCTGCAGGCCATAATTTAATATCAGCAAAGGAATGTATCTTATTGAAAAAATTTAAAGCCTCGTTGACATTTCTTTCTTTTACATAGCAATGTGCCAGTGCAGTCCAAATTGAGGTGATCCAACGATAAGTAAATTTACGCCAATAAGGATCATTGAATTCTTTGAAACCTTGCAGGTCTTTATAAAGACTTTCCAGCTCATCAATAGATCCCATGTCGTCATAAATGTATCGATAAGCAAGTGTACAAAAAGACTGACTTACAACTTCAAATTTATCGGGATAGATCTGAGCTAAAAGAAAAGCCCGACATCTTTGGTACCCTGCCGGATCGTCGTTTCTACCTTTAAAGTTTCTTACAAACCTTTTGGGGTTATAACGAAGGCCTTCTAACATTCGGTTAAATTCATCAAGATCCAAACCCGGAATAATCAGATCATTATCAGGAAGGGATGAATAGTCAAACGAAAGCTTAGTATCCTTATAGGTTATAAAAACACTATTTTCTTTCCAAGAAATATTAGGGACCATCATTTTCGGAGGTATTATTAAGTTGATCTGAAAGTTCTTTAACCTTATCTTCAAGCTGGTCAATACGACCCATGGCTTCAATAGAGAAGATGATTGCTTGGTCCACCAGTCTTTTGTAATCTTCTTCGCTTATCTTCCGTTCTTTAGGGGGCGGGTCATTTTGAAACGAGATAGATTCGTCTCTCAGAATCATCGCTAATCTTTCTATGTCTTTTAACGAAAAATAATTTTTTGAATACTCTTGAACGCTACCGTAGTTTACATACGTGTCAAACTTGTGAGGTGTGACGGGGTCTGAATACGTATTATTATAGATAGCTCTCGACAAAATTTCAGATGATGATGGAGTTTCATACGCTCGGATTCGTGGAAGGTCTAAGCCCGTAACCTCACAGAAGTCGTCAATAATATTTTCCCCTTCTTTATATTGTCTAATTTCAGCAATTTTTCTCCACCACTTCCAACTGTTATAAGTTCCAGCGCCAAATTCATGAAACCATCGACGTAAAGTCATTGAGCGTAAAATCTTTTCGTCCATCCTCCTTCGCCGCTCAAATATTTTGCCTTCAAGAACTTTATGTCTAAGACCCCACTGCTCCCATGCTGACTTTAGCCACTGCCCGGGCGCTCTAACATAAAGTATAATCTGAACATCAAGATCAGGTGACCAGGTCGAAAGATGTCTAAGTAACTTAACAGCTTCTGGGGTATTGGATATTGCTTCGTTTGACCAAAAAACGTGATCACAGCCGGTCTTCTTTGAATGAGAGACAATAATCTTATACAATGCTTTGGTCTTTTCTGCGGTGTGCTGCGAAACTAACCACTCGTGATTCATTCGATTCCCATCGGGTAAAATTGGCCACAGCCTTCCCAGACCCGTTTTACCCGCCGTAAGATTTCCTTTATACTCTTGTAATGCAAACTGAATTGCACTTGTTCCGGTTTTACCTAAACCGATATGTGCTGTAAACTTCATCCAATTAATCTTTCTACCTTTTCATCCCAAACACTCTTAGAGAATTTTTCGTTAACTAGTTTTCTAGCAGAGTGAATTTTCGACCTACTTTGACCTGTTAGGTGGAAGTAAAGAAGTTCCGCGTATTTTTTTGCTTCATCCTCTATCTCAAAATCAATCAAATAGTTTAAAGGAACCAGTTCGCTTACAGCACCAACATTACTAACAGCCATTGGAACTGACCACTGCATTGCTTCAAAATATGTAAGAGGTATACCTTCGTCAACCGAAGGGCAAACAAGCGCACTGGCTCGTTTATAATACTCTTGCATTTGTTTATAATCAATACCTTTCTCAAATTGTATCCAGTGGCTAACTTTCAGTTTCGCTGCATGTTCTTTAATGTCTGTATAAAGCGGGCCGTCTCCAACAAACTTAAAAACCGGCATATAAGCGGCAGGTAAAAGCTTAGCCAACTCTGCAGCAATATCACAAACAAACTTAGGACGTTTTTGAAAGTGAAAGCGGAAAGGACATAGTACGTACCTGGGATCTTTATCTGTTTTCCTTAAAGGCCAAGTCTTTTCTATCTCAGGAAACCCGAACCAATAAAGGGTTTCAATCATTCTTTTATTTACGCCTTTTTCAATAAGTTCATTCTTAAGCTTATCCGAAACAGTTAGTACCAAATCAAAAGGAGTTCCTTTTTGAAGGCTTTTCTCAAAGTCCCAAGGTTCTTTTAAAATCATGTGAAACAAAGAAATTAACTTTGTATTTGGCGCAGCTTCTTTTATTGCCCAAGCTTGATCATAAGCTTCATGCGAATTATTGACAACCGTGTAAACGGGTTGCAGCTTTCTAACGATTTCTATAACCTCACCGGCACAAATAACGTCGTCAGCAAGTTCGGTAAATGCAGATTCCCTTCGGCTTTCTTTATGCGGCATTATCCGCGTTGTTATAATGACGATTCTAAAGCCTCTGTTTTTATAATGCAGCATTAAATCCAAGCCGCATCTATCCGCTCCTCCGAGCGACATCCAAGGGATGATAAGACAAAAGACGGGCTTTTCTTCAGTGTGCTTTGACTGAGATTTTAGAATGACCGGTTTTTTACCAAGTGCATGGCGGGACGGTCGAGATGTTTGGCGTTCAGTTCTTTTGGACCTTCGGGACATATATTATATATATGCCTTAGTAATCAGCTGCATCAAAGTAAAGACGAACTCGAAGGAAGCCACTAACAGAATCAAGTCCACTAGTACCAGATGGATCATTACTAGGATGGCCATTCTGGATAACCTTTATGTTAATGCCATCCCCGGCGGCAACTGCTACACTTACAGCACTGCTTGCTCCAGTGTAAATTTGTCCTCGGTGCGATCCAGTATCATGTGCAAGCGGGGTTGTTGGATTTCCGTCAACTGTCACCGTTGTTAAAGTTACAGCTGTTGGGCTATCATCAGGATCTCCCACAGTAATAGCAAACTCAGGATCGCCCTGATCTGACGCGACAACTGCCCATGCTGGAATATCAATTTCTGCTTTACGGAATGTCATTGCAGTGTTAACACCCATAAAGAAAGCAGTCTCATTTACTTCCAATGGATCCACGACATTAGCCGAAGATTTAAAATCGGAAACAGGCATATCCAACGAGTAAACATAAGGGCGAACACTAATAGCACCAGCGGCTCCAGTCGCGCCTTGAACACCTTGAGCACCAGTTGGTCCAATAGGACCTGCAAGACCTACACCAGTGGGCCCCGTAGGACCAGTGGGTCCAGTTGCGCCTTGACTTCCGGCAGGACCCGTAGGACCAGTTAAACCTGTGGATCCTTGAGGACCAACTACACCAGCAATTGCGCCAAGGTCATCCCATTCTTCTGGAGAATTATCAGGCCCTTTATATGCAAAAAGGTGAGGGGTTCCACTTGCAAATTCATCACCTGGGGAATCAGATAAACTCCCTGGGCCAATCTTAACAATAAAACATGTACCTTCTTTTTGAAGCTCATCAGCAAGAGGATTAGGACTTGAATAAGAAACAGGAAGGTCATCACCATAGTCAACAACACCAGCAATCGCTACACCAACACCAGGGTCTCCTTTAACATTACCAATCACTTCTGTTGAAGAATCGGACTTGACCTTTGATACATTACCGTCAGAGTCAACAGTAATATCTGTAATAATAGCAATAGTATCAAGGTATTCATTTACTTCTCCAGCAACCTCACTTGTGATATTAAGGTTGTTTGTTACCAAATCACCATTTTCGTTAAGGAAAAAGATTTTTTGATCGGCGGCATTAAACGCAATTTCACCGTCTCTTAGTGAATCGACATTCGGAGATTCTCCAGATGAAAAGGAGTGTTTTAAAATAATTCTTGTAGGTGTAGTAGCCATGTTAGTAGTATATATATTTTATGAAGACAGAACCTGAGCCTCGATTGGATGCCAATCTGCTTTACCATCGACTTGCTGTCCTGAACCAGCTCCTAGGAAGTATGTCGCGATGCCAGCTCCATAACTCCGGCCGGGTTTAGCCGCAAATTCTGCTTCGGTTTCTCCGACAACAGCGGTTTTAGCAATTGCGAACGATGCAACATAATTACCTCCACCGGATGAAACCAGCCTCGAGGTTTGTATTGCAACAATATTTTTAGGATCTTCTGGAAACGGAACTCTGATATAACGGCGTGTTGTCGAGTTAAAGTATTTACCTGTTCCTAATCGACCAGTAGTATTGCTTCCTCCAGCAAATAACGCATATTTACCTGCTTCACCTTTCGATTCAGCAACAATGAATATACTTCCCGCATTGGAGCCATAGGCACCGGATGAAACAAAAACCTTTTCGACCCACCAATTAGCATCAATAGTAGTTGATAAAGTAAAGGCGGTATGGAGGGCCCGACTTGATAGACTACCATCTTCCCTGTCAGCTAAACCATTGTCTGCATCTCCGGCATGTCGAATAGAACGATTTCCGTCGGTATTTTCAGTGATAACAAATGAGCTATCACTTGATGAAATTGCAATGATATCTACAGGGCGATCATCTGTTCCTAGAGAAACCACTCCAGGACTTCGAGTATTAACAGCAGCGCCTCGACCAAGCTGACCTCTGTCATTTTGACCCCAAGACATAACAGTTACGCCGCCAGTAATATCGGTTTCTGAAAGAGCATCTAGCTCGGTAGCGGAATTTGGCGTATTAACTGTTCGTCTTGCTAAAACAAAGGCGCTAGAGTTTGTGCTTGTCGTCGCTCCAACTGAAATATCAAACATACCTTTTAATTTTGCAAGGTGACTTACAGTCCTGTTGCCAATAGAAGCATCAGGATAAGCACTAGTTGTTCCTCCTTCAGCAAGAGCGTTGTATGCGCGGGTTTCGTCAATAAACAATCTAAAGTGAGATGAAAGGTTTGCGTTATTTTCGTCACCGCGGATAATGTAATAGAATCTATTATTAAATTTTAATCTTTCAAAGTCTTCAAATCCGTGATCTACATTGGCTTCACCAGATCCGGTTCCAGCTGCTGATCGAAATACTTTATTACTAGTACCGGTAACCACTTGAAGGAATATCGCGCTATCCAATGTTGTTCCACTGTCCAAAGCAGGAACGTGTCTCATCACGAAGCTATCAGTGTCTCCATTTCCTCCCTGTCCTTGTCCGTTCCATCCGGCAAACCAAAGTTCGTTGTCGTTTTCATTACCAGGCTTCCCAATAATATGCCAAGAAGTAAAGGCATTAATAACAGATTTTTTAATGTAGTAAGAGTATTGATCAAATGTTTCCGATCCAGTGAGACCAAGCTCGGTTTTCCATGCAGCAAGAGCCGTTGCATCATCAGTATCATCAAGGCCGCCTTTTAGAGTTGCGTTGCTCTTGTAATAATGGAATCGTTTGTTAACTTTTTCAACAGCATCAGAATCAAGGCTGCTAATACCTGCAGCTCGTTCTGTATCAGTTAATCCGAATGTAGCCCAAAGACCGCTTCCCGCACTATTAAGACCATACACCAAAGGGCCGGAAGCATCGTATGATGTCTTTGCTGTGGATCCAGTTCCTAATGTGCCGTAGGTGGCATTAGTTATTCCAATCACCCAACCGCGAGTATAAGGAACACCCGCACCGGCAACAGCAGCGCTGCTCGTTTCATATCGTTCTAAACCATTAAGGCGATTGCCACTAACGTATTCGTTGCCAATACCGTCTTTGGTCTTGATAATAATTCCAGGCTGGCTCTCTTCATTTGTATAAGTTACCGTATCAACAGTAACAGCATTGGCAGGCCATGAACTCTTTTGAGGAAGCATGGCTGGGTTTGGAGTTTCAACCGCGGTATCGTTGTATGGCTGCTCCCCGAACGAATTAAACTCAGAGTAATAATCTATAAAATCGTCTGCGGCTGTAGTGCCGCGGGATTGTTGACCAATCTCGCCGCTGATATTTCTTCCACTGCCATAAAGAACGTCATCTTCATCTATAAAGAAAAAGTTATAATGATTTGCAAATGAACGTTTAAAAATTGCTTCTTGATTCGTAATTGGTGAAATGGCAGCGAACCAACCATCAGGTTTATCATTGCGATATTGACTCGTCCCATGCCGCTCCTGATTGTTTATACCAATAACTCGGCCTCTTCCATCTCTATCTACCATAGTTACTGTCATTTGGTTATCGAAATATGATTGGTGGCCATCGATAAGTTCTGCAAAGGACTTAACGCTATCCTCGTATACTCTAACTTTTGTAAGGGCGGAATCGACAAAGGCCTTTGTGGTAGCGTGAGCATCTTCGGTTGGAGTTGCCACAGAAAGTGTACCTGCAGAATCCCGTTTAGCAAGTGTATTAGCAGTTGCTGCAGTATCAATCTCTTCAACGAGCTCAAGTTTTCCACCTACACCAAATGCGAAATCATCGGTATTAATATTTAGTCCAATCTTTCCTCCCGTAATATCAAAGAAACCAACCTCAGCATTACTTGTATCAAAGAGGTTAATTCCCGAAGCACCAGCAACACCTGTAGTAGTTGAAACTGCAAACGATGTAGTGTCGTCACTCTTGTATTTAATAAGGTAAACAATTGCATTACCTCCAATAGGATCTTCTTCACCTGGTGACCCGATTGTATCAGGAAGTGTTGTACTTCCGTTAGGACTGTCAATACCTTCAAGTAATTCAATAAGCTCTTTAAACTCAGTATCAATCGGGCTATTTTCTGTATCGTCAAAAGAAAGAGTTTGACCCGCGCAAGGGATCCAGCCTGGGACTGTATTTAAAATACCGTAGTTTTCAGGACTGCTTAATCCGTTTAAAGTTTCAGGCCAATTGTCAAGGATTCTTGCATCTACTGCAACCATTGTTCCAACCGGAATCAAAGTAACTGGAAGAGTAAAGTTAGACTGCTGCAGTGCTGCTATAACGTCTGCAAGAATACTAGTAGCAAAAGAACTTTGACCTAGCCATTCAAGTTGACTTCCAGTTCCGCTCCATTTTAAAAGAGACGGTGTAACGCCTGGTGATGTGGCAGGCAAGTCCCATTCATAGTTGTTAACACCAATCGTTGGTGAGGAACCTGCAAGAGCAAGCTTGTTGCCATCAGCAATTTCAAAAATACCTTCTCCAGCTCCAGAATAATCAAACTGAAGTTTTTCTGGTGTACCTGCGTTTTCAAATTTAAGAGATGCAACACTAGAAGTAGAAGAAGATTTTAAACCAATACCACTTGCCCCAATCACTTCAAATCCACTGCCCGTGGTAAAGGTGCCAGAATTAATCTGAAACGTTGGCGCATTAATTATTCCGGTTGTTCCACCTAAAGTAAAGTTACCTGTACTCGTAATGGTTCCGGTGCTCGTAAAACCTCGCGTTAAAGTTGCGGATTGGGTAAATGATTTCTGACCAGTGATTGTTTGGTTAGAAGCTAATGTCAGAAGCCCTTCTGAACTTGTAACAAAGTCAGTAGAGTTTAGACCATCAATGATCTCATTACATTTATCCGCCCACTCTTTAAACGTGTCGGTGTTGTCAATTCGTGTTAGATTAAAGTCAAAGGCCATAGATTAATTTCTTCTTGTAGATCTATTTATCACTGTACATCACAGCTTCTAATTTAATAATTCTTTCTTTTAACTCGCAAACTTCGCGTTTAAGTTCTTTAATTTCCTTATTACGTTTCTTTCTGGCAAGAGCTGATTTATAAGCATCTTGATCGGTATTAAGTACTACACCTGTTTCTAGATTTTTTACTAAATGCGGGTTATCAGCAACCTGTCTTTGTGATTCATCCATGTTAAACGGTTGCAATTATTCTCAAGTCCTTAGAGAAAGGTGCATCACCGTAATTCTTTCCTCGCATGACAATTTTAATTATAAACGAACTAAACTCTACTGGTTCAGTATTAAGATTAAATCTCACTTCACTAAATCGACCTCTATTAATGTTAACTGGAATCGACGTAGGATTAATCGCACTAAGCGTATGAAAGTTGGTATCTGTTTCAGTGCTACTAATGATAGCATTATTGGTATCTTTAAGCTGGGCAAATACCTCAATCTCAGATGTTGTAGAAGGACGATTAACGTCAAGATAAACATCAATCTGATCACTGAGATTATCCAAAGCCATTTCACGTGTAATGTATTGAGAAGTATCTCCAGTTTCAGAGATAAAGTAATCTCTTGTTTCTAGTGAAAGATCTCGGTTAATAACCGGTGTAAGTCTTTCGTCTGTTGAACTGAAGAATGTTTGCAAGTTTGTTTTATCAATATTGGACGCTTGGATATTGTGATTTTGATTGGTGATATATTCTACCGGTAAGAGAGGCTCAACATCGTATTTGGTTTCTTCAAAGAATACTTCATTTCGGATTGAAGTTTTTCCACCCAAGTTAATTGATTTTTGATTTAATGAGAATGCACCAACGTTATACCTGTTAAGGGTTCCTGTTATGGTTTCGGTTTTTGTACCATCAGTAATAGTTACGGTTGGCACTTCAAGATAACCAAATCCCTTTCTTACAAGATTGATTTTACTGATTGAGCTGTCATCTGGATTAAACACTGGAGTAGCTGTAGTAGTAATCCCGCCGGAGACTGCAACCTTAGTTGAGTTACCATCTGAATCAATTACCGTTGTGAATGGTGCTTCAACTGTAACAGTGCAGGTAAGTTCGTTCCAACCCGTATTGTTAGAAATTGTAGTAGAATCAATCTCACCAAGGTGAGTTCCAACTTGAGGGCCCGCCACAAACTGCGCGGTTTGATTGGTCGCAAAGGAACCTCTGCGTAAGGTAAATTTCAAATCCTTGTTTTGCATTGGCGTCCAAGTAGACTTATTGGAACTTGCAAAAAGCGATCCAAGTGCGGGCTGAGAAGTAATAACATGACCTGTTTGAAGATCGGTTTTATCTCCACCTTGTTCTGCAATATAAGCGGTGTACTCAGGACTTGTCGAGAAACAAACCGTTGCATATTCGGTATCAGCCGCAAGGTGAATCGGATGTGGAAATTCAAACGTGGTTGCAAGTGATGCATCCGTACTTGTTCTAACATCTTCCCAGTCAATAGAAATTTCACTGCCAGGAACAACTTCTCCTGTTGGATATCCGTTTGAGGTTGTTACGATATACGATTGAACAGGGACCTTCGTGTTTTCAGTTGCGGGTTTCCCTGCAAAGAACAAGTCGATTGAAGTAGCAAAGATACCAGTTGTATCAGTAACACTAAATGATTGTGCAAGAGGATCGTAAATGGTATTTGTACGTGTTTCAGTTCGCGTCTCACGTTGTAACCTCGGAAGAGTTGTACTGATGTTTAACGCTTGCTTGTTTATTTCAAGTCCATTTGAGATGAACCTTGCCGAAGCATTACTTGTAGATTCTTCCTTTAAGTTACGCGGCGAATTTGTAATAGTAACTGTCTTTTCACCAGAAGAGAATCGCAAGGTATCGTTGTTTGGAATAATAAAGATTCCTTCCGCAACTCCGTCAGCATCAGATATAATATCAGAAGTAGGAAACGCGGCTAAAAGAGTTGCTTCATCAGCTCCATCGTATTGACTTAAGCTTGACTGGTCGAAGCCAGGGAGCAGTGAGTTAATTTGTCGTGTCTTTTCTTCAGCACTGTTTGTGGTTGCGTTAATTGTATCAAGGATAGTTTTCACATAGCTCCAGTAACGCAATGCTGTATTTTGATTAGCAACAGTGGTTGCAAATGATCTGTCAGAAGACTTTAAGTTATACCAACGTGTACCAAACCAAGTTGGAACCGTAAGATCATTTGTAAGGAACTTCTCAACTTCACCTTCGATTTGACTCGTAAGTATCGCGGTTTCGGTATGCTCGTGGCTATTGATAATCTCGCTTCGAGTTAAAAGGTGAGCGTTACTTGTAACGTCAACTCCGTCAATAAAGAAGTAGAACTTCGAGCTTGGTTTAAGACCTTCAGCTCTGAAGTATAGCGCCTTTGATCTTGCGTATGGCCTGACCTTAACGTCAGTAACAAACTCACCCAGCGCCTGTTCAATTCTTTCTTGAACAACTCGAGTTTCTGTAACTGTTCGGGTTTCTTCCCTTTCCCACCAAGGTCCGGTGCGGGTTGTATCGCGACGCCATCCACCGCCAAGCGCAGGATTGCCTTCACCAGGCCTCGCCGCACGCCAACCTGCGTTTGCTGAACCAATTCCGCTTGCAGCATTTGCTCGACCTGCTTGATTTTCAAGAACGTCGTTAAGAGTATCAAACAGGGTTGTTCCACCAAAGATATCAAAATCAATTTCTGGTGCGGTGATTGTATCGTTCCACGTATCAACCTCGGGAGCAAGTATCATTTGACCTAGAGTTGCAACAAACTCATAAGGTTGAACACTCATGAATTGTGTAGCATAAGGCTGAGTAATATATGCAACTTGGTTATAAGGAAGTGTTAAAACTTCGTTATGAAGGCCGGACTCCGTGAATTCAGAATCCGCATCAATATCAATACCGTCAGTGGAAATTAATTCAAAAGGAATGCTGTATCCTTTAAATGCAGGATAAAGATGTCCGCGTTCTCTTTCATAATGGCAAAGGAAGTCAGAACTTCGAGCATTACCAATAGTAAAGTTTCTAAAGCCATCAACTACAAGACCATTTTTAAATCGTGCAGTACCGTCATCATCAAAAATACTTTTATCGTTTGCACCCTTTTCCAAAAGCGAGAGAGATGTGTAATACTCAAGGTTGGATACCCGTGTATCAATCTTACCAATATCGCGCATTGTATAGCGGCGATGGTTGTATTTCTCAACACCAATGTTGGTTGCTTTAAACGTATAAGCAGGAACAAACAAGTCGAAAAGGACCAAGCCATTTGCTGAGTTAGTAGGAGGAACAGCAGTAAGACTTGGTGTTCCTTTTTCGATTGAGAAATCTCCGTTTGGTAAAATAGTTACTGAGTCAACACGGGGTAAGAAGTAATCAATCTTACCGGTAATTGCGCTATAAGGATCAAGCGCAAGAATATCTGTTGTGCTTGGGTAAGGTCTAATATCAAAGAAGTCTCCCAAACGTTTACCGTTGTAAAGAGGAATATCCTCAAGATCAGATTGACCGCCAGAAGAGTTTCTATAACTGTTTACCGTGTAATAGTTACCTCCGCTAAACTTCCAGTGCTTTACACTAATGGTAGATGCACCAGCTTTAAGGCATCGAACTTTAGCAAGTTCGTATTCTGTTGACCTCTGACCGTCACTAACAAGTTCAAAGTTATCATCTTCAACGCTGATCAGGTGAAAGACATTCGGAACTTCAACAATATCCCCAACGGCTGGCAGAGGACTGTTATTTAAAGTTATTGTTTCGGTGGTTTCGGTTTTAATACCAATGTTGGTAAGGTCATTTACTACTGTAGCAATAATGCTAATAACATCTCCATCGGCCGCTGTTGGAATATCTAAAGTTAGCGAATCCGTGTCAGCGCTTGACACAACAGTAAATTGTGTTGGTAGTAAAACCTTATCTTGAGTAGAGTTGTAAACAGTAATTGAAGAAGGACTCTTATCAAATGTTACTCCAGTAAGATCAAAGGTTACTTCGTTACCAGAAGCTACCGGCATGTCAGCAGAGAGGTTAACTCTTTCAGTAACTTGAATTGAGTTAAACTTTCTAACCGCTATTCGAGAAAGTGGAAACAGCGTTGAATTAATTTGTGTATCGTGTAACTTAACGCCGTTCCTTGCTTCAACATTAAAATGAAGTGTGCCATAATCGGTAACTGCGGCTCCTCTAATGGTTTCTACATTGTCAAATTTCTTTCCAGTATTAAGAGAAATATCGTGAAGAAACATACGATGCTTGGCGCCGTCAATAAGCTCAACTGAAAGAATTTTACAAGTACCAATTGTTGCATCACTTGCATCCAAAAGGTTATAAGTTCGACTGTAATTATCAAAGAAAGGTAAGCCTTCACCGTTACCTGTACCATATCCTGATTCGGGACTAGAGTCAGTTTCAGGACTAGCAAGAGGGGAAGCAAAGTTATCAACATTTCGAAGTTGACCTTCAACATAGTTACCCATATTGGCCACGGCTGAACTATCTTCCAATACTCCGCTTCGTAAATCGGCTGCGGATACCCGTGCTTTATCTCCTAAAAGCGTAAGCGGCGATTGCAGATCAACTCTTTTTCCACGAACATAAGCAACGGAAGGGGAAAGAGTAGCTGCATATTTTTTGTCCGCATCTGTTTGAGAAAGATTATTAGCAGCGGTGCTATTTTTATAACGTCCTGTGTATGAAGCAGCGTTTAAAACTTCTTGAATTTCAATACCAAAATTGTTTACCACATAGCTTCCGCTTTCTTCAAAAGTTCGTTGGGCAAGAATTTTTTCAAGAGTAGTACCACTGTTATCAATCGCATTCTCAACAATAATAACCTTGTTATCTTTAATCTGTAAAAGAATTACATAATTGTTATCGTCCTCAAAGGCTGTAACCAAATCCAAAGTAAGAGTAATTTGATAACGATCCGCGCCTGGTGCAGCAAAGTTTGGTTGCCCGTTTGCGTTATCAAACAACGTTGAATCCGCACCACTAGTAACTTGCTTTTCACCGATTTTTAATACTGCATACCCGTCGAAAAGTTCATCTTCTCCAAGGGCTCGGCAGACAAACTGTTCTGTAGCGGAAGCTAAACAACCATTGACAAAGAAGATACCGTTTGGCAAAAACAAGCTAACAGCGTTACCGTTGTTAATCACGGTACCATTAATAACATTTTCCAGTGTATCTTCAATCGCCACCCCGCCTGCTGTAATTTCATTTACAGTTCCGGTGGTATTAGCTTGACGATATTGAATATAAAGACGATACGTAAGATTCTGGAGTAACTCTCCTTTTACCAACGCTGCTGTAATGGTGTCGTTAGATGTTACAGAAATACCTGTTGTGTCAGCAAGTAATTTAGCAAATGCATCTCCATCAGTTGTGTTTTCAAATGTAACATCAATAAAGCTTAACGTATTATCAAAGGTGGTGTCACCGCCAATAATAGGACTGTTTGGTTTAAACAAACTCTGGCCAAGACGATCAAGTTGCGCTTGAAGAAGCGACTGAGCCTGGTTAAGCTCCCTTGCCTGAACGGTTCGCCCCGGCTGGAATAAAATCCTTAAATAGTTTTTATCCAGAGGAGTTAAACCGGCAGTGTCCGGTGTGTTAATGTCGTCGTAATACTTTGATGTGTAAGCCGTGATTGCCATTATAGTTGGATGATAAGTTTAAGCTCTTCGTTTTGCCCTTCAGCTCGAGTAACTGTAGATCTGTTATCAATAAAGACCACGTCTCCAGTTCCTTTTTGGTATGTAGAAGTAAATTTAGCGTCGGGTGTCAAGCTGGTCGTAACGGTTGATGAACCAAGTGTGTCATCTTTAGGTGCCTCAAAAGTAATTGCAGAAGCTTCGCTAGTTTCACCTGATACAAGAATTGGCTCGTAACCATAGTAATGATCGGTGTAATAGTAGTATCTAAAAGTACTTAGTTCACTACCAGACTCTCGTGTTTGCACGTGAGAAATAACGCCAACCTTTTTACCATCTTGAACGATTTGCCACCCAGCACCAATATTATTTGCGCCGTCTGCAGGAATTACTTGAGTCCCTGGGAACGTAAAATACTTAAGAGGTTGAACGTAATCCGCAGTAAGATTCGCGTCAGCTGCATTGAGAGGATTTTTAATAACGCTAACCTGATGATATTCTGTAGCATCAGGAATATAAGTAGCATTACCGGTATCAATAAAAAGTCCAAGGTAAAAGGCTGGAAGCGTTTCAAACTTGGCAAACCCAAATCCTTCAATAGGACCAATCTTTGGCATGATAACCGCATCTCTTCTCAAACTTGCGGAAGCGTAACTCGATACATCAGGGCTATCATCGAATCCTAGAATACCTGAAGTATTACCACGAAGATCTTCAAGTCTGGTGGTTGTGAGCGGCGAACCGCCAGCTGCGCTTATATCAACCCTGCAATCTTTCCATGCAAGAATATCAGCAAAATCAGTTGTGTAATTTGTATCAGTAAGTCTAATTTCTGAAATTGATTTGGTCGCAATATTAATCACGTGATCAACGTCGGTGATTGTTTCACTGCGAGAAAATCCAAATTCATCTATACCGCGTAAGGTAATATCAGCTTGAATAGTAACGGTTGTATCTCCGCCAGTAAAGAGACCTGGGTCAGGCTCGTAAACGTTACCGCCATCAATTATATTAAATCCGAATACCAAACCACCAGTTTTTGTTTTGATATAAGAAGTAAGGTTATCACTTCCAGCAAGAGTAAATACAGCAGGAGATTCGCTTAGGCTTTCAACATCCGCTTTGGTATCTCCACCAGAAAGAGTTGTAGCCGTGACTAGTGTATTAACTTCAGGGGAGTCTGCGATTGAATCGCGAATCGCTTGAGCAAGTTGGTCAATCGTAAGATCAACTTCACCAGGGCTATCAGCAGAAGCTGGAACAGTGATTGTTATATCCGTTCCAGTAACCGCAACTGCAATAGCACTTGCTTGAGGACTCGATTCATCAACCACAAATGTAACCGTAATACCGTTTCCGGAAATACCAGTTGTTTGAGCTTCAAGTTTTAGCGTACCATCAGTAAATTGCACAAACGCAAAAGCTGCAGTGGTGTTATCACTTGAAGAAGTTGTAGCACTGCCGTTTCCAATATCAATAAACTGAGAACTGTTAATGTCGCTGTATTGCTCAAACCTTCCAAGGTATGTAAACACATAACCTGAAGTTGTTGAAAGAATTCCGTAATCAGTAAAGGACTGGCCAAGACGCGCAATCACGTCAGCATCAACCGCAGATCCATCAACCGGAGCCTGTAGAACCAAAAAGATTTGATCACTAACTGTAACGTAGCAAGGTTTAAGGTCATTGGTCGTATCGGTATAAAAACACGTTGGATCAAGAGGATCAAACGCCTTGTATTTAGTTGATATCGCAAGATCGTTACGTGGAATCACTCGGGAAATATTTGTTGAATTAATTCTAAATAATCCAGTGATGTGATCCAAAACGCGTTGTTGATCGTTAAATGTTCCAACCGGAAATGGAGCGGTAGCAGAAGTACCTGCAACATCGTCCCATGCATCTTGTTGACCAATCCCTACGTAATAGGAATTACTCGTAATATCCGATTCCAGTATGTCCGCAGAATTTCTTCGGAACTGTTCTGTAATGATTGCTGCCATAATGTTATTTATATATGTATTAAGAGATTAGTCTTGAGTAAATGTGAAAGAATTTAAAAAAGGTTCTTTTGTATCGTATTCGTAGCCAACTGGAGAATCATCCAATCCTCCTAAAAAGCTCCTTGAATTTAACGGGGAATCAAAGGGAGGAGAGTTATCTGTCCAAGCTGTATTATATATTGGGTTGATAAAGCGATCGTTTGATACAATCGCAGCTAAAGCATAACTGCTTCCAAAAAGTGGAGTGCTATCATCATATGATGCTACAGTTTCCCATAAAGTAAAATCAAGTTCAAATAATTCTGGAATATGATCGGTTGTCCAAGGGTCGCGATTAATAAATAATAGCTCGCCTTCAGGACTTGAGTCTGAAGTATAAAGTCCCCAATAACGATTTGATTCAGAGAACTGGAAAAACAAATTTGAGTTATCCGATTCATATGTATGAAGTGTATCAATAATTGCTTCTGGGCTGTTGCCATCTACAACACTTGTTGTTCCAGTAAATACAAAATGTTCTGATGCAACTTCTCCTTCAGCGAGACCTTCGGCGTGAGCATCCATAATAAAGTCAAACTCTGCAATATTAAATTGACCTAAGTAAGATAAGGTATAAAAGTCAATAAGTGCTTCAGTACTAAAGTTGTTAAAGTGCGTATTATAACTAACCCCAAACGCAGAAGCAGTATCTGAAAACCTGATATTACCTTGTAGTCTGTTGATAATATCTGGAACCGCTTCTCTAAATTTTTGAATGTTTAAAGTATTACTTGAAAAGGTGGCGTCTTCATACAGCGCTCTAAAGGTAGGATCAATTCCGCTCTCTGAAGTGATTGTTCCAGTTGGGAGTTTCCATTTATACTTTAGTAGCACTTGTTTAAACCCACCGTCGAGAAGAGGAACATCATTATTAAAAGTTGCACTTGTACTGTGTTGGTAATTTGTTTCGTCTCGGTTAAGAGCCAAAGCACCGTTAACATATACATCTCCAACCTGTAAAAGATCGTTTCCAATTTCAATGCGGTCGCTGTAAATGTGTATAAAACTAGCAGTCTCGGGCGAATCATCGTTACTGGTAAATCTAATAAGATTTTGATCAACAGCAAAAGGACTAGGATCGCCGGCGTCAAAAATAAACGAAACCCAACCTTCCTTATATTCAGTTGAACTTAAATACGTAGGAAGATATGTAATAGGTGAGTTGGCAGGCTCGTTAAAGTCTTCAATAATCAAGCTGCTATCAACAAATGTTGAAAACGAATCGCTTGAAGCTTCAAGCGGCTCAAAGGCAGAAGCAAATTTAAATGCACCGTCAGAAACTTTTGTATATTCAGCATCTCCTTCAGATATTGAAAGGTTTCCAAACTCACCCCAACCTGCGTTATCAACAAACTTTCCATCTTTATTCCACGTATCGCGATAAGCGGTTTGAACGGTGTTTTGATTTACTGCGGAATAGCAAATAATAAAGTTAACGAAAAACGCTTTAAGTAAATCTCTATCAACCCCATCCCTTCTATTGTTACCAAAAATTGATCTGGTGTGTGTCAGGTAATGAAAACCTCTGTCACCCATCAACACTTTAATTAAAAACGTAAGAGCAAGATTCGAGTATTGATTCAGCGGAGAATGCCGCCCGAAAAACGTATCCCAATCAATAAAGTCTGCAAAGGAATTAAGCGATTGTGTTTCGGCCCAGCCTTCTGGGGATGTACTTGTTTTATATTCAAACAACCGTGGGATGTTATTAAATTTTGTAACACTACTTTCAAGATCGTCAGCATCAGTAACAATATAAAGCGTACCGTCTGCGGGAGCATCAGCACCAGTAGGAAGTTCTGAAGTAAGCTTAACAACCTTGGTTACGTCCAAGTAAAACTCAAGCGCTTCTTTGATCCAATCATTATCATGAATGAGTTCAAGAGTTAGCGCAACAAAGAATTTAAGGCCAGCTGGGTGAACGAACTTAAGGTATTCATTTCTCCAATTTGCTTCATCGTCTTTAGATTTAACAACATAAGAAAACTCTTGATACCGAAAGCTATCACGGATCTTATTTACTGTTGAAGTTGTTCCTTTTTCTAAATCAGCCACTGTAAATAGCACGTCTTTTGGATACACCAGAGTTACAAATTCATTATAGAAAATACGGAAGAAGGCATAAATACTTTCTTCAGATCCACGTGCATTGTAGTAATCAGCAATAATCTTATACAGTCTTACACGATCAAGGGATCTGCTTTTAGGAATTGCAGACGCGATCATGCGTTCAATCGCATCCAAATACCTTGAGCTTGCTGTATCAACGTCGTGTTGACGAATTAAGTTATTCAGCTCAAAGGAAGGTTTAAGCTCTTTGTTAAGGTGACGATAATAAGCCTTTAACAGCTTTATCATTTCTGGTGCAGATGTTTCAAAGTGCTCGGGTAAAACCGATTCGACCATCTGTGTTTCAACCGCGGTTGCGGTACCTGTTGCTATGCTTAACTCCATATTGTTTATTTACAATCTTTACTAATATGAACTCCCGCCAGTAGAAGTTGATCCAGTACCACTGCTGCTACTGCTGCTCGAGCTTGAATCTCCAAGTGTTGTTGTGTTACGATCTTTACTAAAGGCGCTGTAATCAACTGAGCGAGAACTACCTCCTCGGGCAATCTCATCAGGAAACGCCGTAAAGGTTGAGTTATTAAGGTCAATGTTTAAAAGCAAGTTTCTTTTACCAACAATATCATTACTTTTAGGATTGGCTATAAAGGTTATTTCGGTCGTTTCATCTGCAAACACATTAGCCAAATCCATTATACCTGTGCTAAGATCAATTTGGCCAATGTCGGCAACGCGTGTTACGGTTCCATTATTAATTGTGCATGTAAAAACGTTTCTTATAAGCCGGTCTGAGGTTGCTTCATCCTTAATATAAATTGCTTCACCACCAAGTTTATGAACAGGATTGGTGTTAATGTTAATAAGTGTTTTACCATCATCAGGTACCAGCTCTGCACCGAACTTAATATTAAAATCTGAAATACTTCCGTCTGCAGGAATGGTAATTTTCTTACTTAATAAAACACGAACCAAAGAGTTCATTATAGAATTAAGATGTGTATCAATCTTTCGTTGAAACAAGGAATGCCTGAAGATAACATCAAACCCGTTAATATCATTTTGTGCAAAAGGAACAACAACATTGTTTTTAATTTCCAGTGCCAGTTCTGTTGCACTAAGAGAAGAAATACTTGGGTTGTATTTAACAAGAACATCAACCACAATATCTACAAACTCAGGGTCCACAATTTGTGGTGTAATGGCAAGAACCTTTTTAGATTCAAGAAAGTCAAGAATGGCAGTTTTATCAGCTTCAGAAATAACACTTTCTGTATAAGAAGAATTAGGCTTTGCAGAAATAAGGGCCGATCCAAAGATAGGTGGATCGTTGTCCTCCCCACCCCAAGCACTAACACTTTGAACAAACGAAAAGTTAGAAAGAATTAAATTTTTATAATCTTCAGAAGTAACCGCTCGGTTCTGTGTTGTGAAACTGTTGATTGCATTACTTTTTAAATGATCAACCGTTTCTTTATTGCTTCCTCCACTTGACCTAGCTCCGCACATAATTGAAAGGGAAGTACCTGCCGAAGTAAAGTTACCACTGGTATCACCTGCAATACTAAAGGCAGCATTTACGTCGTTTCCTGCTGTACCACTTGTCACAAGATATTGAACTTCAATCACGTTACCTGCATCAAGCTTGTCGCCATAAATTCCGTTACCAAAAGTAAGCTCGTAGCGACCAGAACTGTTCTCATTAATAAAGTAAATTTTGGATTCTGAATTAATACCAATTGTATCAAATTGATTGTAGCGTGTTGCGGTTCCTTCACTCTTGGCTCCTGTTGGATAAACCAAAACGCGAAGCGAAGTTATATCAACATCTTCATCGCCTAATTCGTAACGCTGACCGGTGTCAACCGCATTAGCTTCAAACGTTGTTGTAACAAGTCGGCCTTCGTACCCAATCAGTGGTTCATCTTCGCCAACGGTATAAAAGTGTGAGTCGCCAACCGTTGTCTTTTTAAGCGTAGTAATATCATCAAGAATAACAAAAGAATAGTTTTCAGAATTATAAGTTGTTGTTAGTCGAGTACCACGAGGAACTACATAAGTGTTGTCAGAATCAGCTTCAGCGCCAATGGTTCCAACAAGGTCCACTCGAGCTGCAGCAAAACTACGAGGAATATATCCAAGGAGTTTGGCCGCGGAAACAACACTGCTTCTAAGTTGAGCAGAGTCAATAAAACTTTCGTTCACCGCAACATGCGCAAGCATTGCGTTATAATGAGTGTTGTATGCTAGCAGGTCAACAATGTTGTTAAGGTTGGAACCTTCAAAATCCCAATCAGTAAATTCTGTTTCGCTGTTCTTAAAATAATCAATTAGATTCGCTTTAATTTGCGCAAAGTCTAATTCAGAAACATTGAGCTGTTCTCCGTTAATTGCCATAAGTTTATCGTGTTCTTGTTAAAAGAAAAATAAATTCTACTTCAGTGCCATACGACATTTGAAAAGTTGTTGTAATGCGGTAAGCGTTTCTTTCGTGATCATCAGTAACCTGAACCTTAAAATTTAAAATTCTTTTTTCAAACTTCTTAATGCCGCGGTCAATTTCATCTCTAAGCAAAGAAGCAGTAAAGTTATCTGCAAGTTCAAATAAAAGACTGGTGGCCCGTGTACCAAATTCTGGGAAAAATGGACGAGTACCAATTGGTGTTAACACAATGTTTTTAATACTGTTTTTCACCGCATCAATATCCGTGGCAGGAACCACATCACCAGTAACGGGATGAATAAATGTAAAGCTTACATCTTTAAAAACACTTCCTGCTACAACAGTTGGTTGATAATTGGGTTTGTTAAAGTCTGAAAGAATGCTGTTCATTACTTATTTCTATTTATATACTAACACCGCACCTTATTTGTTTTTTGTTAAGCATTCCTAAGTGAGGCATCAGCTTGTAAAACCGACGCATCAGCAATCAAAAGGTTTGAAACGTTTGTGCTTCTTTCTCTAAATTCGTTTAATATATCGCCTGACCATTCATCCCGCCTTGAGTCAACAACTCTTTGTATTTCCCTTTCGGTCTTTTCTTCGGTGCCTTCTGTACCATTTGTAATAACTTCAGATTTAACTCCGTAATAAAACGAGTTTAAAGCAGTTAGCATTGAGCCATATGAAGGGTCTGATTCCAAATCGTTTGAACTGTATACCCCGTTAATTAAATCGCCTGCTCGACCGGTATGATCAATAAAGTCAGCTTTTGTCTTTTGCCTGTTGGTATTAATGCGAATTAACTCACCTGGGTCAGGATGTCTTGCCGCAGCTGGTGGACCAACCCGTAAAAGCGTAGGAAGATCAATACCTCCATCGGTAACATCCAGCATATTACAAACATCAAAAGAATCAATGTTGGCAATAATGTTATTTAAATTTGAAACCACTGGACCAAATTTTTCCCTAATGGTTTTAATAATGTCAACTCTTTCCAGCAACCCAGCGTTACGCGCATCAATTAAAAGCTCGGCCAATGATTTATTTTTAGCATCTCTTGCAAGAGCAAAAATGTTTCCAATTTCAAATTCAAGTTTTGGTATACTTGCAAGCGCAGCTAAAATCTCATCAGCACTATTAGAATTTCTGATAATCTTCATTATCATCTTCTTTAATTGCTGAATTAAAAGCTTATCAATACTTTTACCACAATCAGAACGATTGTTTAATCTTTTAAAATTTACTCCTTCTCCCGTGGTATTAAAAGCAACATTTTGAATATTTGCAATTCTGATAAGCTGATCAACGTCAACCGTAAGTCCGTCAGATTCAACTTGCTTTTGAATTTCAGGAATATTAAATTCATTTTCTCCTGTTGTTACAGCATCAATGGAAGTTTGAATACGTGCAAGTTTGTTAAACTCATTTTGATCTTCAGCAACAACAGCCTCGACCTCAACCGCAGGAGTTTCGGTTGCGTTTAAATCTTCTTCCCTTATTATACTTTCCGCTTTATCTCGCTCTAAGCGCGAAAGTTC